CTAATAAACAACCGTTGTGAATTCGTATCCATCGGTTATTGTGCTGGCAAATTCCTTTACAGCACTTAGAACGCCCTCGGAATTGTCCACAAGCAAGGAAGCATCGAACTCTACATATTGTGCAGCGTTGTCCGCACCTGAAATGCTGTAGATTTCGTTTATATAGTCACTCGAATCGAATGAGAAACAGCCGAAATTGTCCATAGCCGCATACATATCCTTTTTGGACACGGCACATAAAGCAATGCCCGAACGGATGATAAAGGTCATAAATGCGGAGTATCTTTTCCCTCCGTCAGCAGTAAACATAATACACAGCTGGTCTGGAGATTCATCTATTCTGAAAATCGGAGAGCACGAAGCAATCCTCGTAATGAGAGCAGACAATCCAGCAGATGTTTTTCTGTCGCTGATAGAAGAAATGAACTTCTCCGAAGGTGCTGATGCAAAATGGCCCACACTCATTTCTGCACCTTCTCTTCCTGATACTTTTTTATGATCAGGTCAATGATGCTTTTGTCTGATTCAGATGCAACATTGTAGGCAAAGAGCAAATTCAGGTTTTCCTGAGTTGCAGGAATATAATCACATCGATCATAGTTGCCAAGGAGCCAGTCAATCGAGACATTCAAGGTGCTTGCGATTGCACACAGATTTGTAAGGGAAGGCAGAATCTTATATTTGTTGTAGTTCAGATATCGGCAAAGCGTTGCCTGATTTACGCCTGATTTCATATAGAGATCAAGAATCGTCAGACCTCGCTGCTGCATCACTTCTGACAGCCTCGTGGAAAATGTTTTCCCAACCATTTCTTGTTTCAACATAGTAACACCTCGTTTTTATAATACATGAGTTTTTCAGAAGCGTCAACTCATTTACGCATAATTGCAAAAATATTATAGATTAACGTAATTAAATTATTGACAACCTGGTCGGGTATGCTACGATTAGTATATAGATTCCATAAAAGGAAGGAGGAGACATATGGAGACACTGGGGATTGAAGGAACGAGAATCATCAAAGGCAGACGGATCACGCTCGGATACAGTCAGCAGCAGATGGCAGAACTTATAAACAGGTCCACTTCTTCGTATACCAAGAAGGAAAGCGGAGAAGTTCCTTTCTCAATCAGCGAAGCAATTCTGGTATCTGAAAAACTTGGGCTGGATCTTGATGACTTCAACGAGATATTTCTTGGCGGCCAACTGAAGAAAGGCCGTTCCAGCATGGGCCGCGCTGGCATGGCTGTTTAATTTTCAACCTTGATTTCAGAACGGTCAATCTCATTATCTCTGAATGAAATCATGTCTTATCTATGCACTTATTCTAGCAGAAAGGCGAGGGAATAAAAATGGGACGTGGTGCTACGAAAGCGGCAGGTAATGTGTATTACCAAGCCCGAATAGAAGCAGCAAAATGGAATGGCAGCCTCAGCAGCAGAGAAGGCGCTGCCGAAGCGCTTGGGGTGTCCGTTGACACTGTGAAAAACATCGAACTTGGCCTTCACAAATGCGTACCGGTCGATCTGGTTGTACTTATGGCAGACTTGTATAACGCTCCGTATCTTCTTGGAGCGTACTGCAAAAACGAATGTCCGATTGGATGCAACTATCCGATTGCTACAATGATGACGCCGGTTGAGAGGACAACATTGAAGCTGATCAACCTTCTTGACCCTGGAAAACTCGAAGATGTGAAGCGGGAACTGATCTCCATTGCAGAAGACGGAGAGATCACCGAAGACGAGATTCCAAGTCTGCAGGAAATTCTTGAGTACGCTGATAAGCTTATCCTGGCTGCAACCGAACTCAAAATGCTTGGGTCACAAGTTATGACAGACCGCGACAGGGAGGGAAATAACAGATGAAGAAATTTCGCAGACAGATGAAAACCGTTCTTTCTGCTGTAAGCATCGTCGTACTGATGATTGTTTCTGCCATGCTCTTATATTCGAGCGTTGCTGCATCACTCAAAGCGTGCGGGATTATCAAAACGAATGAAGAGTTTTCGTCGCTGGAAACGGAGAATAAAAACGTCGGACAGTACGAGGTGTATAGAATGCCTGATGCGGAAGACACCGAGTACACGCTTGTTGAACTGGCAGAACCCAGCGACGCTTTGTCGGAGCCTGCTGAAGCACTTCCAGACGAGGAGGAACACGATGAAACCGCCGATCTCCTGCGCGAAGGCTATTTGAGCGACGAAATCCCTCTTTCATACGATTTACAGATGACGGCCAGAGATGCAGCAAAGCGGTTTGATGTTCCGTATGCGCTTGTGATCGCAATGATATGGAAGGAAAGCAGCTTTTGTGAGACTGCCTACAACGCCGAATGTTATGGACTCATGCAGGTTGCAAGCATTAACTTTGAGTGGGTCTGTGAGGACCTTGCATATCTTGACGTTGATGACATTGCGGATGACCCTGCCGACAATATTTACGCCGGTACATACATAATCAGCGGCTTTGTTCACAAATATGACGATTACAACCTGGCGCTTATGGCATACAACTGCGGTGAAACCGGCGCGTCCTGCTTGTGGAAACAGGGATACTACAGCAGTAAATACAGCAGATCAATCATCAACTATATGGAGGACCTGATCGAACAGGGGATTGCAGGGGAGATGACGTTAGATGGAACCTTCGGTTAAGGCGCAGATTATCAACATTGTGCATGCAGTGGAAGAAGAAAAGCACATTCGCTTTGATCCCGATGAAGTCGGAGAAGTGCTTGCCTACACAATGAAAAAGCTTGTCTACCTCAGAAAAGGCCCCGACTATTTCCCACTGCTTTTCAAATGCGAACTTGGAAACCATGCCATGTGGGCTGGAATTAAAGCGATTGGAGAGATGAATAGATGCCGTACAACGTCAGTTTCGGCCTAGAGCCGCCAGAACCTGCTGAGATCTGCAAGTGCAAGTTTTGCTGTGATCCGATTTGTGAGGGTGACGATCAAGTCGTTTTCAACGGAGATCACTATCACGAAGATTGTTTCGTAGAGGCTGCTCCGGAGATCCTTCTGAAAAAGTACGGAGCCGTCAAGAGTGTGGCAGGTGGCAATGATGAATGCGAAGATTGAAATCCCTCAGTTCCCTGAACTTGAATTTGAGGAACAGAAACACATTTACACGCTGCACGGGATGGAACTCCCGAGTGTCACGAAAATCATGCAGCCGCTGTCCAGCTTCATCTACTCCAGGGTAGATGCCAGAACGCTCAATGCAGCGGCGGACAAAGGAACTATCGTCCACAACGCCTGCGAGAACTTTATCAAATTCGGGATTGTTGACATTTTAGCTGGATATTCCGGATATATGGATGCTTTCCTGAAATGGCACGAGGATTATTCCCCTGAGATACTTGCTTCGGAAACACGCCTGTACCACAAAGTCATGCGGTACGCCGGAACGGCAGATATGGTCGCTATTGTAGATGGCGTTTTGACCCTGATTGATATCAAGTCAACGTACAAGCTGGAGGAGATGGCCTGTGGTGTTCAACTCGAAGCCTATGCGCAGGCATTCAAAACCGACGGGCTTGAGATTCAGGCAAAGCAAATCCTCCATCTCAAAAAAGATGGAACCTACAAAATAATGAAGTTTGAACGGTACGATCCGGAGCGATGGAGAGTATTCGGAGCATTGAAGACCGTTTACGACTATACACACAAAGCTGCGTAGGAATTGCAGCGGAAATTAACAGGAGGAAAGGACATGGAAATCATCACTGGAACGTCCGCACAGGCTCTTGACACGGAGGTTGCTCTCAGCAAAGAGGTCTATACCGTGGAAGAACATGCACGGAACATTATCATTCAGAACGAGGCGCAGTTCAAAGCAGCTGCTGAGTTCGGCAGATCAATCAAGGCAAAACAGGCACAGGTAAAAGAGTTTTTTGAGCCGATGCGGATGTCTGCAAAGAGAGCATACGATGAAGTGCTCTCCAGAAAAAAGCAGATGCTCGATCCGCTGGAGGCGGCAGAAAAGATTGTCAAACAGACAATGAGCGAGTACCGGGTGGAGGAGGAGCGGCGGCGCAAGGTAGCTGAGGAAGCTGCCAGAAAGGAAGCTGAGGAGGCCGCCAAACAGAAACTGGACGAGGCCGCTGCTTTTGAAAAGGCAGGAAACTACGAGGCTGCGGCCTACGCAATGTCAGATGCGGAAGTCATGGATGACTACGCCAAGACCGGGATCGCATATGCTGCTCCCGAAAAGACGGCAGGTGTGTCTTCAAAAAAGGACTGGGAGATCGAATCTGTTGATTCTGCTCTTGTTCCGGTATCTGTTGCCGGAATTGAAATCCGGCCCGTCGATATTAAGGCCGTACTCAAGCTTATACGAGCCACTAAGGGAGCAATTCAGATCCCCGGAATCAAGGTTAAGGAAACGAGCGTTATTTCAATCAGAAAGTAATAGAAAGGAAGCAGAAAAATGGCAGCAGAACTTACAAAAGCAGAACAAAACGCCCTTTGCGCTAGTTACGATGTCATGGGAACACACGTCGAACTTGATCTTCCGTTCGTGAAGAAATATCTGGTTCGAGGAAGATCTGAACTGGTCAGCGACCAAGAGATTGTTTTCTTCATGAACACCTGCAAACAGCTCAAACTCAACCCTACCGTCGGTGGGGAAATCTACCTCATCAAATACAGCAAGGACGATCCTGCTCAAGTCGTTATCGGAAAAGACACATACATGAGAAGAGCATGGGAGCATCCGAACTATTTATTCAAAGAGGATGGAATTGTTGTCCAGAGAGGAAACCAGATCATCCAGAAAGAAGGATGCTGCCTGTATCCTGGTGAGGCTCTGATTGGAGGATGGTGCAGAGTCCACTTCATGAGGCAGGATGTTGAGCGCACTGCATTCAAGGAGGTTGCGTTCTCTGAGTACAACAAGGGAATGGCAAACTGGAAATCGAAGCCTGCGACTATGATTAACAAGGTTGCGATTAGTCAATGTGTCAGAGAAGCTTTCCCGAAAGACTACGAAGGCGTGTACTCCGAGGATGAAATGATCGCATCTGGAGCGATACCTGCAACTGCAATCGATGACGAACCTGCTGGACCTGCTGCAGACAACACTCCTGATGATCCTGAAATCTCGCAGGAACAGAGACAGCAACTCTTTCGAACTGCAAAAGAGCATTTTGGGGCAAATGGAAATGAGATTCTCAAAGAAATCCTTGCGGATCATGGCCGCGACAGCACCGTGAAGATGCCGGTATCTATTTTCGCGGAGGTCATGGGCGATTTGCTCAAGCGCTCACTTGACAGCAAGAATGTGAATCAGGAAACCGGTGAGGTGACTGACATTGAACCGAGCGATGAATGAAAGGCTTTTTCAAACAAGAGCAGGAGGGAGCGGAAGACGTGTCAAACGGGAGGTACTTATCAGTGTATTCAACAGTTGATGGACCAAAGCTGCGCGATCTGCGCAAGAGATTAAATACTTCCTCGTTTGAGGCGTTGGGAATCCTTGTTTTCTTCTGGCTCTGGGGGCAGAACAACACGAATGAGGCCGGAGAAATCCTGAATGCCAGCGAGGAGGATATCGCCAGATACCTTTACGGCGTAGGCGTTGGGTGTAATCTTGCTCCTAATGATGTTGTTGCTGCACTTATTGAAACCGGGTGGATCGACAAGGCGGAAGGGAAACTTGTCATCCACGACTGGGAAACATGGCAGTCCGATTGGCTTTCGGCACAGGCGAGACGAGAGAAAGATGCGAAGCGGAAGGCCGCAGCCAGACGCGGAGCCGGCAGCGGGGATGAACCTGCTCCGGGAGAGGCTGACGGGAGCATTCAGTATTCGAAGCCGTTTGAGGAATTCTGGCTTGCGTATCCCCGGAAAGACGAAAAAGGCTCCGCCTACAAGAAGTACATGGCGCGGCTAAAGAATGGCTACAGTGCAGAGGATCTGCTTTCTGCTGCGAAGAACTACGCGCTGCAGTGCAAACGAAAAGGGACAGAAAGGCAGTTTATCAAGCAGTGCAAGACGTTCCTGTCTGATACGATGCCGTTTACTGACTATTTGCCGAAGAAGAAGGATGCGCCAGATGATCCAAATGGAAATCCTTATTCCAGGTGGGGGTAAAGGAAGATGCCAGACCAGTACGATTTCATGGCTCCGGTTATCAACAATGCCAGAAAGAATGCTGTGGTTAATCCGGAGGACTTCAAAGACTCTGACGGCCTGCTTGTCTGCGGGAAGTGCGGAAAGCGGAAGCAGAAGCTGATTACGCTGACCAGAAACGGAGCAGAAGTGCCGATGGTTGTTCCTGTAATGTGTAAATGCAAGTCTGACGCGTACAAGCAACAGAAGGCGCGAGACGAACAGGAAAAGGAAATGGAGGCCATCAGCAAGCTTCGCAAGGACAGTCTAATGGACAGCAGATTTCGGAGCATTTCATTTAAGAACTTTGTTCTCAACCAGTACAACGAAAAGTGCTTTAGGCTCTGTAAGCGGTATGCCACAGCGTTTGACAAGATGATGGAGAAAAACATGGGGCTGCTTATGTATGGAGGCGTCGGGACCGGCAAGACATTTGCAGCTGCCTGCATTGCAAACTATTTGCTTGACCAAAAGATTCCTGTTGTTATGATCTCGTTTATCAAATTGCTGGAAATGCTCGAAAAGAATACAGACAACGACATCATTCAGAACCTTCAATCTGCAAAGCTGCTTGTTCTTGATGATCTCGGAGCAGAGCGTAGGACAAGCTATGCACTCGAAAAGGTCTACAACATCATCGATGCACGGTATCGGTCAAAGCTTCCTGTGATACTCACCACAAACCTTACAATGGACGAAATGATGGATGCCGAAAGTATGCAGTATGAGAGAATTTATGACAGGATTTTCGAGATGTGCTATCCACTTGAGTTCAAAGGAATGAGTTGGAGAAAGAAAGCGGCATTTGCAAAATCCAATGAAATGGAGAAATTCTTGAATGGGTAACAAAGAACTTATAACTGGGGAACTGCTCATATCCGACAAGAATGATCGGAACACGGTGGCTATGATTCTCTTCAAGAACGGATACAGCGTCACTCCAAAACGCCGGCGCCGATCTGCGAAGACTTACTACGATTATCTGGAGTATTCGGCCCTTGCCAGGAAAGAGGATCAGGCCGATGCGTGATTATCAAAAGAAGGTGCGGTTCACTGTACTTGGCGAGCCACAGGGTAAGGGCAGACCGAGATTCCGCAATACCGGGAAGTTTGTTTCTACCTATACGCCGGATAAAACTGCAAGCTATGAAAACCTTGTTAAAGTCGAGTACCGACGCCAGTGTGGGAGCTTCAAGTACAGCAAGGAAACCCCTTTGGATGTCAGAATTACTGCATACTATTCAATCCCCAAAAGTGCCAGTAAAAAGAAGGCACAGGCCATGAGGGATAGAATAATCCGGCCAATGAAGAAGCCTGATTTTGACAATATTGGAAAAATAGTGTGTGACGCGCTAAATGATATCGCGTACCATGACGATGCTCAAATCGTTGATGCGCAAGTCCGGAAGTTTTTCAGTGACGATCCAAAAGTAGTCGTCACAATCCAGGAAGCAGAATAGGAGGAACCGCCATGAGTAAAGACATTGAGTGGAGCGACACCTATGGTGTAGGCGAAATCGTGTGTACCTGCGATGGCTGCCACAAAGCAGAGGAACGCTTCCCGTTTGAAGACAACGAACCGAACTACCGAATCTTTCAGAAGAAGCTTTATCAAAAGGGCTGGCTTTCCTGCAAGGTGAACGGGTATTGGAAAGACTTTCATTGCGATGCCTGTCGTGATGGGTATATCAAACGAAATACATAATATTTAGGAGGAACGACAATGTGTAAGGACGATAAGTATATCTCGCTCGAATGCGATACGTTTGAGGCTCTGAAAGAGGACTTCGACAAGATTATGAATGACACCCTTGGAAACATGGAGATGAAGGGCGCCGAAGATGCAGTTGTTACCATCAAGATCAATGTGTCTCTTGAGAAAACTCAGGTCAGAGACAATGAGAATGACTGCTTCCGTGATATCACAAAGCCAACATTCGACCATTCTGTTTCCTCTGTTCTGCAGATCAAGTCCAAGCGGTCTGGCTCCCTGACTGGTGATGAAATGCTGTTCGATGTGTCTTCCAACAAGTATTACCTCGGCAAGATCAACGACGGCCAGACATCGTTTATGGACGAAGACGGAAATGAGCATCCGTGGGCGACTGAAGCAGAGGTCGTAGATGCCGATTATGAAGCCTGCCATGAGGAACAGGCCGCGCTTCCGTCCGGAATCAGACATCTCCCTGAGCCAAAAAGCGCGGATGAAGACGAAGAAGAATATCCCGACTATGAGGAACCAGAAGCGTAAGTAGCTTCTTGTCCGGAAGGAGAAACTGCATGAAAACTCCAATCGATATAGTGCGTGGGAAAATCGTGGATGTCGATGAGCACGGTGTTATGACCATCAAAGCCAAGTACGATGACTGGCGCACAATGCTTCGGAGAGATTACAAGGAGTGCAATATCCAGATGATCGACAGCCGGCCGCTTTCAGATAGGCAGAGGAAAACCTGCTACAAGCTGTTGCGGGAGATTTCAAATTTCACTGGTATGGGAATCGACCCGACCAAGGAATACCTCAAGCTGAAGTTTCTCGCCGAGGATCTGCAGGTAACAGCCGACCATATATTTTCACTATCATCTGCACCAATGAGCTTGGTATGCGCGTTCCAGCGCTTCCTAGTCAACTTCATACTTGATTGGGATATCCCGTGCAGTTTCTCGCTTCTGAACTTCGTCGATGATGTTCCGAATTACATTTACGGGTGTCTTGCACATAAGAAATGCTGCATCTGCGGACAAGCTTGCGACATCCACCACGTCGACCGAGTCGGCCTTGGCCGGGATCGGGAGGAAATCGTTCACGAGGGTATGGAAGCATTGCCGCTTTGCAGAATCCACCACACGGAAGACCACAATCTCGGAGAACAGAGATTCCAGGAGAAATACCATATTCCCGGAGGAATCATCCTCGACAAGACGTTGTGCAAGATCCTCGGACTTAAACGAAAGGAAGAAACAGAATGTTGAATCATATCGTCCTCATGGGACGGCTTACGCGAGATCCTGAACTGCGCCAGACTGGATCTGGCATATCTGTAGCGTCATTTACGATTGCGGTCGACCGAGACTATGCGGCACAGGGAGCGGAAAAAGAGACCGACTTCGTAGATATCGTTGCATGGAGAGGAACGGCTGATTTTGTCAGCAAGTATTTTGCGAAGGGGCGCATGGCCGTCGTTTCCGGCCGGCTGCAGATCCGCAACTGGCAGGACAAAGAAGGCAACAAACGACGCAGTGCGGAGGTCGTTGCTGACAATGTTTACTTCGGAGAAAGCAAGAAGGATTCTCAAAGCAGCAACTCCACGCAAAGCAACGAACCGGCGCAGAGCACAGATTTTGCGCCTCTCGATGACGATGATTCTGATCTTCCGTTCTGAGGTGAAATATGTTTAAGACGAAAATTGAGTATTGCGATTCTACATGGAATCCGGTATCTGGCTGCCTCCATGAATGTCCGTATTGCTACGCACGGTCCACTGCAAACCGTTTCAAAGGAAACGATGATGGGCTCGAGCCGAATGCGAGCATCGTAGAACTCGAGAAACCGCTTTATTTCACCGGCGGCGATGGGAAACAGAAAAGGGCCCCGTATCCGTTCGGTTTCACGCCAACCCTTCACAAATACCGGCTGAACTATTCTGAAATGAGATACCTTGGGAAGACCGTCTTTGTCTGCTCCATGGGCGACCTCTTTGGCAGCTGGGTCCCGGATGATTGGATCAGTCAGGTTTTCAATGCGTGCTCGTTCTTCCCCAATCGCCGGTTCCTGTTCCTCACGAAGAACCCCGCAAGATATAAAGCTCTTGCAGAAAACGGCATGCTGCCGGAGATTGAGAACTTCTGGTATGGGGCTACCTACTCGGGCGGAGAAGAGTGCTCTGCTGTTATCCCGGATCTCGGAGACAGAAATACATTCCTCAGCATTGAACCGCTTATCGGGCCTGTGGACCTTGAAAAGATTGAGATGAATCCGAAGTGGATCATCCTTGGAGCGGAAACCGGAAACAGAAAAGACCGGATATCGCCAGAGAAGGAATGGGTAGACAGTGTCGTTGCGTATTGCAAAGACCGGAATGTCCCACTGTTCATGAAGGATAGCATGATTATGATCACTGGCGACAGCTTCTGCACAGAAGTTCCATGGGAGGATAAGAAAAATGAGAGTGTATCTTAATTCGATCATGGGGATCCCGGATGCAATTACAACGATGTTCTTCAGCAAGCGCACCTGGACAAGAAGGCTCGAAGAAGACATCCGGAATACCTGCAGCGATGTCCTCGACCGAAATGGAAGAATGCTGGACATTATTCCGATGTCTCTGGACAAGAGCTACGAGAAGTATTGCGGCTGGATGAGCATGCTGCTCAAATGGGGCAAGAGTCACACGACTATGCTTGAGTTCATCCAATTATCATTCACGGTCGAGGGGCTTCACAGAGGCGCACAGGACGATTTTGATGCCCACGCAGAACGGCTTGATAATCGAATCATTCGTTCGTCAACGCGGATGGCAAAGTTCATGGCCGGCGACGTGTCGGAATGGTATTCCGATAGAATCATTCCGACTGAGGTTGCACTTGCAATGCTCGGAATCAAAATACCGGAACAAATCGAACGGGATGGATGCCAGTACACATGGACGACGCACGGCTATGTACGAGATGATTTGCTTGATGATCAGGATACGGTTCGCGGACTTTATCGTCTCAGCATCCCAAGCAACTTCATTTTTGAGTGCGATCTTGCAAACTACTGCCATATTTATCAGCAGCGAGGAGCGCACGGACATGCGCATCCGGAGCTGAAGCTTTGCATGGAGCAGCAGGCAGATGAGATCGCCAGGTGTCAGCCGCTTATTACGAGAGAATTTATGAGGAGCGTGAAAATCTAATGACGTATGAAACTTTTGAATTTCTCATCAAGCAGATTAGCGACAAAAGCAACAACACACTGTTTGAGAAAAATGCCGGTTATTCAAGCGACGCTGACGCAATCCACAATTTCGTTGCCGGCGCAAGAGCAATCGGCCGGACTCCTGCGCAGACTGCGCTTGGGTATGCCACGAAGCACTGGGTCGCTTTGGTTGACAAGGTTGAGAGAGACGATTTTTCAAACAAGGAAGACCTTATGGAGAAGATCCAGGATCTCATTAACTACCTGAGATTGATTTGGGTCATCGCCAATGATGACACCTGCACAGTCACCCTCGATGAACCTGCCCCTGGAACAGCCTTTGGGAAGTTGAGGGACAAAAAATGAGTGAAGAAACTAGAGCATGGGCATACCCACCGACCATCAAGATCAAGCGGCATCACCCAGATTTGATTATGCCTGAGTACAAACCTGGCAGCGATTGGATCGACCTGCGTTCCGCAGAAAGTGTTGATTTTCATAAAGGCGACCTCATAAGAATCAGCCTTGGCGTTTCCATTAAGCTCCCTGATGGGTATGGTACGATCCTTGCTCCGAGATCTTCCACGGCAAGACGCTTTGGAATTATCCTGGCAAATTCGATTGGCATCATCGACAATTCGTACTGTGGCGACGATGACATTATCTGTTTTGAAGCGTACTGTATCCGCGACGGGTTCATCGAATTCAACGACCGAATCTGCCAGATGACGATTTACAAGCATCCGGCCAGATTTCCAATCGAAGAAGTGATGAAGATGAACGCTGAGAATCGTGGCGGCTTTGGAAGCACTGGGGTAAAGTGAAATGGCTAAGAGAAGAAGCTTTAACCCGAAAAAGGGGCAGGACTATCCAGACAAAATTAAGGAACTGATCCGAGTGAACCGCGAGGCGGAACGAGACACTATGCGGCAGTTCATGTTCGACATTGTAGGAATTGTTCTCCATTCTCCAAAGTATATGGGGAATGACCCGTTCGGCAAAGACAGGATCAATAATGTCAGAAAAGGCATCAGCGAAATGTATGATGATTTTATTGACGCTCTTAACAAAGATGTCGAATCGGATTATCGGAGAGAACAGCTTGACCGGGAACTGAAAGTCACTTGTGAAGAGTCGGATTTTGCTCCGTTCTCTGAGCGTTATGACTGGATAGAAGAGATAACATACTGATGTGTCGGTAAGGGAGGCGAATGAGTTACTGCCATATGGATAGCAAACCTAACATTGTCAGACGCCTCGAAGTGTACCGCGACGCTTCCATTGGATTGGAGTATCAGATTACCAAACTTGAAAGACTGAATGCCAGACTGTATGGCCTTGAGGCTCAAAACCTTACCGGTATGCCACGATCAAATGATGTAGACACAGACCGGTTCGCGCCACGGCTGTTCCGAAGGGACGAGGTTGACAAAGAACTTCGGGATAAAGTCTGTGAACTCAATCGGGAACGAAATGATCTGCTTCAGGCTATCAGCGAACTCCCAAAAGCAGCCATGAGGAATGTGATTGAGATGTATTACATAGATTGCTTCGATTGGCGTGAAATCAGCGAAGTCCTGTTTAAAAGCAACGAGGACTATCTTGACAGAAAAGAAAGCTACGATAGACGGATGTTCCGGTATAGAGAGACCGCATTGAAACTCCTGCTTACAAACGAACAGAAAAAGGAACTTCCTCCAGGATGAAAACAATGGTGTGGAATCGCACCATATGGAGGTGGCGGGCGCGAGTAAGGCTTATCCCCTTATTTGATGGTTCAATTCCATCCGTCTCCACCACGCCGCAGTTTTCTCTTCTTCGCTGTGGCGATCGGAGTAAATTCCTTTCTATAGAAAAGCGTCACCCGCGTAAGAGAAGGCGCTCACCATGTGCACTGGAACTGCATTTGGTGCTCCAACTTGGGAAAGCTGGCTGCGGGAACATGAACGAAACACAGAACGACTGATTGTGGATATATTTTATGTTAAAAGATAAAAATATCCAAAAAAACTATTGACATGGAGGCCGGCTGTGTTACGATATAGTCACAAGGAAGTCCTAATAAAATGCAGAGAAGGTAGCCGACAATCGGCATGACCACAGCAAGCAAAGGCGGCATTTGCCTGAGTGCTAAACCGGGGCAGGGCCGGATCTCTGCAAGGCATATGTACCTCCTAAAAGCTGACAGCCCGGAAAGACGGGAAGCGCCGACGACTTTGGGACGGCCGCCGGCGCGAAATATCCGGTATTGGTGTAGTGGTAGCACATCAGTCCTCCAAACTGAGAGCGCGAGTTCGACCCTCGTATGCCGGTCCACATGGGTATTGCGGCGGACCCAGGGAAAGTGTTGAGGTTCCAAAGGCTTGGTGAAACGATATATCCGGCCATCCGCTCGGCCTGTAGGTAGTGCAAGTACGACAGGGCGCAGAATTACAGTAGCTGGCTCCGGCCTAATGGTTAAAGCAAACGGATGCGACCGATGCACCGGCGCAGGGCTGAAAAGTTCCGTGGTCAATCCCTCTTGGCTTCCAGACGGTTCGCTGTGAGGCGTGAAAGATGGAAGAAAAACTGGTGTGGCGACGCAGACCAACGGCGCAATGCCGCGTCTAGGCGTTGAGTAATGGCGGCTCTGGGGTCAAGAGTGGATGACTGTGAAAAACGGGTGGGAAGTGAGTAAAAACGATGGACGAAAACAATACTGCGTACTGCATCAGGTGCGGTAAGACGACAGATTATTCGATAAAGCTTCAGCGCGTGAGAGTGAATGTTTGTGGGGTGCGTTTCAGCTATATTGAGAATAGACCCTGTTGTATAAGTTGCGGAGAAGAAGTCTACGTTCCAAAACTTGAAGACCGAAATTCTGCTGCTAGGAAGTTTGCGTTCAACCAATCACTGGAAAAGATCAGAAACAAATTTGATTCAAATGGAGGTAAAACATGAGCCTTGATATTCGTTACTTAACCAACGGCACAAAAAACGTCTACGTTGTTGTAGACAGCGCATCGCGCCCAGTTTCTGTCAACTACTACGAAACGCGGGATGAGATTCCGGTTCAGATTCGGCACTACGCGCCGGAAGGAAAACCGATGTTCGTCGGGCCTGACGGAGCAAGGAACCTTTTCGCAATGAAGGCTCTGTACCCAGATTTGATGAACGAACGATGCTCTCTACCGGAATTCGTAGGACTCCCTTGCATCTTTGAATCATGCCAATTATCTTGGCAAGCGTGCAATGGCAGGTACACTGAGACAGGAATATGAACGATATCAGGTCGGTTGATTTCAGCGACGCGCAGCTTAAATCGCTCCTGTTTGATGTGTACAGTGCAGGCTTTGAAGCCGGATATCCCCGATGTACAGACATACACACTGGTTTCAACACATGGTATCGTGATGTAATTCAGAAAGACAATCTGCCGGTCTATGCGGCACTTGACAGTACCGACAAGGACGTGCAGAATGCGATGGATAGCGTCCTCTGTATCAATCAGATTCTGTATTCGGGCCGCTATGAGTCCATCCGGCCGCAGCTTGAATTTGCAGAAAAAGTATTGAAAGATTTCATCGCCGAAAGGTGTTGAGATACCATCTGAGTTTGGCTAGTTCGCACATGCGTGCCGCTGTGTAGAAAATCGGAACCCATGAAAGTCCTCGTTGCGCTGGTACGCCAAACACAACAGCGCGGGCAAAAATCGTTGGTGAATATCGCGCGTAACACGCAACGTTGACTGCTGTTCAATAATTCGGGAAACAGACAAAGAGCAGGCTTGGTTAAAGGCTCATAGTGCGGTGACGAACGCCAATTCCGTGCAATATATCTCGATAGCCTGCCCGACTGGGACGATGAGGAGGAGTGAAGATGAAGAAGACTACGCAGTATTGGGGCGTAAGCACCAAGTTCTTCGACAGCGGCAAAGTGAAGACCAACATCTTCCCGGTGGAAGCCGTAACCAAGCCGGAAAGCACGATGGAGGAGAACCGGATGTGCGACGAGTACCGGGACTTTTTCGATACCTTCGAGGAAGCGGCGGCGTGGGCGGACCAAGCCCGCAGAGCTTGATAGAAAGGAGGGAGCCAGATGAGCGATGACACCCGTTATTTCCGTGTCGAGGGCATGGTATATGTAGACCGTGAAGACGTTATCGACTGGCTGAACGAAGACCTGTCGGAAGACGACGAGCTGGACTACGACTACCAGCCGACCGATGAGGAATGGAGAGCCTACGCTTTAGAGCAGTTCGAGAACGACGAGATCGGATGGAGCGAAAGCGATCTCATCCCTATCGACTGAGCGGGAGGTAAAGCCGGAACGAGACGCAGACAACTTTTTCTCACTCCGGTCAATTTTCTGATTGACTTACCGGTTGGGTAAGTTAAGATGAAGATGCGAACAAAAACTTACCATAGCAGGAGGAAGCAGAGATGACCGTTCGAGAATATGCCAAGTCGGTCGGCTTCGAGGTGGTAGGAAAGCTGAAGCGCCTGCCGGATGTTCACTACGGGATTGATGACAAGCATCACTACCCGCTGTGGATTGACGAAGCCGGGAACGAGTATTGCGGCGGCTACGAAAAGTGTGACTGCTACTTCATCATCACCGCCGATGGCGGAGTTATCTGAAAGGAGAGCAAGTACATGAACAAAGCAAGACGGAAAGCCATCGAGAAGGTGGTCAGCGACCTGTACGACATCCAGTCGGCGGTTGAGGAGCTGAGGGATGAGGAGCAGGAGTACCTCGACAACATCCCTGAGAACCTGCAAGGCTCGGAAAGATACGAGCTTGCAGAGCAGGCGCTGGAGAACCTGAACTCGGCGTATGACAGCATCGAGGAAGCTGCCAGCTACCTCGAAGAAGCGGGGGCGTAAGTATGGGGCGTGGAAATGTATGTGTGAACGGCGAGTAGGGTAACGGTTATCCTTGGAGGTGCAGCGGGGTCCGAGTCCCCAAACGGTCAGGTTCGACTCCTCCATCTGCCGCCAATATGGAGCCGTAGCGCAGTTGGTAGCGCGCCTGATTTGGGATCAGGAGGCCACCAGTTCGAGTCTGGTCGGTTCCACCAGTTGCCGGGTCGCTCCCGGCTGATGTGGGCGGTTCCCGTCTCACCCCACAAAGAATGACAATGCCCGCTGAAAACTGCACGGTAGGTGGATCGAGGTTCGAGAGAACGTAGAGCCCACAACGTAATGGTTCCGGGAAGATTTCCGTGATGTGAGAATCTAAGCGTGGAAGACGGCCAAAATGGATGCGTGGCCGAATGGAAAAGGCAGCAAGGGTATGCGGTGCAGGAAAGCGCGGCACACTCAAACCTATTGGGGTTGAAGCAGCCACCTCGGACGGGAATAAAGCTCGTCGCATACTGCCTGCACCATGCGGGGTTCAAATCCCCGCCGCATCCACCAAAGCGCCCTCTTGTGGGTTTCGTGGCGCTTTCTACAAGTATAATAAACCCTCCGCAGCCACTGCGTAAGTGTGGCAACACGCGGCATTTGGTAAAGGGCAGCGAAGAGCAACTGACCCAAGGCAGTTCGATTCTGCCAAGCCGCACCAGCGAAGTCTGCAAATCTGCATGGTTAGTATCAGCTGCTACGGCCGATGTGGAGAAAACACCGTTATAATGACGCAGATAAGGCGCTTCGCACCATGCCCGCCAACATACGAGGTGGTTACTCGTTAAACCGTAGTTGGAATGAAACCTCCGCATCTGGCAGCGGTGTCGTCGGGTTGATATAGCCGATAGCGAAGTTTGGGAGTAAACAAGCGAAATGGGAACTCCCCACTCAGATCGTCCATCATGAGGGTAACAAGGTGGAGATAAGGAACCATCAAATCATGCTTCAAGCGGAAATGCCGCTTACTCGACCGGGGGCCTGCTCTGGTCAAGGTTACAGGTTGGTTCGGCGGGACGCCGCTGCATGAGCCTGCATACAGGGGTATCGCCAAGCGGTCTAAGGCATGGGACTTTGACTCCCATATCCGCAGGTTCAAATCCTGCTACCCCTGCCAGCCGCCCGTTGGGGTTCTCCGTGCGAGATCATAACAAGGTGGATTCATAACCCTGCACAGCAGGCCCGCCGCTTGCCGGCATTGGGCATAACCGCAGGGCCACCGGCTAAGGGCGCTGTACCCGCAGTGCCTAAGGAGAACGAGGCAAAAATGCAGCTATATGGGCCGGAAAGTGGGATAGAGCCACGCTGCAAAATATGATGGTGCTACGAAGCTTAAAGGGCGCCTTACAAGGTTGTAGAACTTGTTGGCAATGAGACTACTTGAGGAATAGCAGCTGTAGTAAATGGAGTTAGATGAACAGCCATCATATCCCCTGCGCTTGATGCGTGGGATGCCGAAACCAACAGAATATAGTGGTGGAAACCCACCGGGGCGAGGTAACACTCGTACCGACAGCGCAGTAAAAGTCGTTTGCGTGTTTCGACCAAAAAGGTAAAGATCGAGCGGATAAGATCTTCGTAGAGACGGCACAAGTCCATTTTGGAACGTCCCGTCCAGCTTGCCGGGAAAGACTCACTAGTGGTCGAATCGGCTGGATCCGCACTTGTTCGTAATGCTTGGGGCGAACTGAAATCCGCCAAGCTAGGCAGTACCTCTGGGAGGGTTTTAAGGGCTGTTGATACTCGACCTCCGGTGTGCAATCACCAAATCTGCCGTTGGTCTGCGCGCAAGACCTCACGGCCGGTACGTTAAGCCGGGATTGATGGGCCGCTATCTCAAAGGCTAGAGCGACCAGCTCATAACTGGTAAAATCTCGGTTCGACTCCGAGGCGGCCCACCACTTTTAAGGAGGAAGCAGTATGATCGAACTTTCCGGAAAATATGGAACGGCAAAAGTGTTCACCGATGTTGTTGACAATGAATCGATCTCGCAGGTTATCAATCTTCTTAACCAGCCATATGTCCAAGGTAGTAAGGTCCGCATGATGCCTGACATCCATGCTGGCGCTGGCTGCACAATCGGGACTACGATGACCATCAGCGATAAGATCTGCCCGAACCTGGTCGGCGTTGATATCGGATGCGGCATGAATGTCGCCCGGATTCGTGAAGATCACATTGATCTGAAAAAGCTTGATGAGGTTATTCGGCGGGAGATTCCGTCCGGGTTTTCAATCCATAGTCAAGCTGTTCCGGAGGCTGATCTACTTGACCTTGCATCTCATCTGAGATGCAGAAATCATGTTGACATCGAGAGAGCAAAACGAAGCATTGGAACACTCGGTGGCGGGAACCATTTCATTGAAGCGAACATGGACGATGAAGGACACATCTACATCGTCATTCATTCCGGAAGCCGCCACCTCGGACTTGAGGTTGCGAACTACTATCAGGAAGAAGCGTACAAGCAGCTCACCCAGTATAGTAAGGCGGAAATCGACGAGGTGATTGAGTCACTGAAGGCTGCTGGGCGAAAGAACGAAATCCAGAGCGCGATCGAGAAACTGCGAGGAGAAAGGAAACATACTCCCGTCCCGAAGCCTCTTGCTTATGTGCAGGGATCGCTGTTTGATGATTACCTGAATGATATGCAAGTTGTCCAAAGGTTTGCACGTCTTAACAGATACTGCATGATGCGGGCAATTATCAATACGATGGATCTGCATTGCGAAGATGGTTTCACGACAACCCATAACTATATTGATGTCGGAAACATGATTCTCCGGAAAGGCTCTGTGTCCGCGCATCTCGGCGAGCGCTTTATCATTCCAATCAACATGAGAGATGGAAGCCTGCTCTGTACGGGAAAAGGCAATCCGGACTGGAACTACTCCGCTCCACACGGCGCCGGCCGGTTGATGAGCCGGAGCGCAGCAAAAGAAGCCTTCACTGTCGATGAGTTTGCAAAACAGATGGAAGGTATCTACACTACATCGGTCGGGCAAAGCACCTTGGATGAATGCCCAATGGCCTACAAGGGCATGGATGATATCGTCAACAACATTGGTCCAACAGCACAAATTGACGCGATCATCAAGCCAATCTACAACTTCAAAGCTGGCGATTGATCGACAGTAAGAATGCAGCACCTCGATTGTGAGGTGCTGCATATTTATTTTTGGAGCCTATTGACTAGGTAGATAGGTATGCTAACGTAAAGTCACAGAAAAACAAAAGGAGCTATCCGATATGAAAAAGAATACGGGCTACGATATCACGGCAAGATTTGAGCGCAGAGGAGACAAGTTCGTCGTCAAGTACAAAAAGCCGTCTGCGTGGGGCTTTTTGTGGTCTGATGGTCTTGAGCCCTGTGAAGAGACATTCTACAGTAATGTCGGGGCTATCAAGTTTATGGATCAGCTGAAAGCTGATGCTGATTTCTGGAACGGAACGTTCACTGCAATCGGCCTCAACGGAGAGGAAATGATCCGGTATGCGAAGAAACGGCGGAAAGCATGAGCAAAATATCACATGACATATTGACTTTTACATAGGATATGCGTATATTGTGGATAAAGGAGATGATTTCATGGCGAAAGTACCAACGACATTATCCATTGATGCAGATGTTAAGGCAAAGGCTCAGGAGCTTTATGCAGACCTCGGACTTGATCTTTCGACTGCAGTCAATATGTTCCTTCGGCAATGCTTATACGAAAATGGGATTCCATTTGACGTTGCGCGGCCCAGAACAGAACGCCGAGACGACGACAGAATCGAAATGAGCGACGATGAAAAGATTGATTTCGTTGCACAGCGGATTTTGCGTAAACACAAGGGCGCATTTGAGGAGTTGGCGAAATGATAAAGTTCTCGAAAGAAAAGGTCCTGCTTCTTCACCGGATTATTGCGGAAAGCACCGGAGGGAGCATTGGAGTTCGAGATGAATCGCTTCTTGAATCTGCACTTGAAAGTGCGTTTTCCAGTTTTGACGGTACTGACTTTTATCCGTCGAAGGAAGAGAAAGGAGCACGACTTGGATACTGCCTTATTTCCAATCACGCATTTGTCGATGGGAACAAGCGGATTGGCGTATATGTTATGCTTACATTCCTCGAGGTAAACGGTATCAGACTCAGCTATACAGACGAGGACATTGTTAATGTCGGCCTATCTGTTGCGGATGGATCGATGTCCTATGAGGAACTTCTTGGATGGGTTATTGAACACAAGAAGCACTATTGATTCAAAGCGAAAGAAAGCAGTGCACCAACGCGGTGTGCTGCTTTTTTATTATGAAATCTGATAAAATTGAGATTGTGAACCATTTTTGACATCAAATGTCGCATAATTTCACGAAATGTCATTGTAAGTCCAATAGGAAGTGTGTATTGTGTATAACAGCAAAATAAGAAACGCCACATACCAGAGTTTCAAAGCAGACAATTTTGATTCTCTCCTGCGAAATTGCTGCTTTGCAGAACTCGAAAAAGCCCGACAGCCACTTTGCCCTTTCATGGCTGCCGGGCATTTTGAAATAATGGGGGAGGTTTGATTATGTCTTTTCAAGCATTCGTCAATATGTTCTTCGGCGAAGAAATATCGGTCGAAGATCTTGGTGACAATCTCGAATTTCTCCGCGAAGAGTACGCGAAGTTTCTGAAGTGGTACGCAGGAGAACTCAGCAAGGAACCGTATCAATGGTATGCAGAAGCAGGTCTCTGCTGCAACCAAGAACGTGGAGCGTCCTGACACGCTGGTTCTGCCGTCCGATGTCTTCATCGACATCTCGACCCGCCAGATCGACAACACCGGCTACACCGTCAAGCGCTTCGTCCTTGAGAACGCTCCGTTCCTGAAGGATATCGTCCCGGCTTCCGAGCTGAACTCCGACTCCGTTGACACGAACCCGTATGCTGCTGCCTCCAACGGCAAGGGCGTCGCGTTCCTGTTCAAGAAGGATCCGAAGAAGATGACCCTCGAAATCCCGATGCCGTACTACCAGTACCCGCTGCAGGCCCGCGACCTGGAGATCGTGGTTCCGTGCGAAGCTCGTACCGCCGGCGTCATGATTTACTATCCGCTGTCTGCTCTGATTGCAGTCGGCGTCTGATAGCCTGATTTTTTGCAGCGCGATTTCAAAAGAGGAAATCGCGCTGCATTTTTATGAAATTATTCTGAATTTTGAAGGGAGTACGAACAATGAAGATCAAGAATATCGGTACAAAGGTTATCAACATCGGCCAGTGCCTGCTGCTGCCTGATCAGGAATGTACGCCGAATGCTGCCGACGGCTTCGATGAAAGCAATGAAGTCCTGAAGCTTTTTGAGCAGATGGGCCTCATCCATATCATCCACGATCAGAAACGAGGCATCAAGGAGACCGAGGAGACTTCTGAGGAGACCGAGGGGCCTGCTGTGGAGAACGAGGGAGAAGAGAAACCGAAGCGTGGCCGCAGAAAGTCCAAGGAACAGGCTGAAGCGCCTGCTGCCGAAGAATGAGTTGCACGGATACGCTTGAAATCATTCGTTTGACTGCTCCCGAGTTCGCTGCGGTTGAAGAGGACGTCATCGAGAAGTGGACCGAGATATGTGCACCGCTGGTAAGCAGAAAGAAGTTCGGGAAACTGTACCAGCAGGCACTTGCGCTTCTTGTGTGCCACAAACTCAAGATGTCTGGTTTGGGCGACAACACTTTCGGCTCGATTGCAGATACTGCAAGAGTGTCAAGCTATTCTGAAGGATCGACATCGGTTAGCTTCAATTCCGGGTTTACCAGCGGAAACGTAACTACTGGAGAACTGAACCTGACACACTATGGTCTGCAATTCATCGAACTTCGCAAGCTTGTTGTTGTTCCTATTACCATTTCAGGAGTGGAAAATGGCTGATTTCAAGTTCAAACTCACTGCTGCAGGACGGCAATACGAAAAGACAATAAGGGAGATATGCAGCAGGCAAATCTCGCTTGGGTTTCCCGAGGGGATGGCCGCCAAGAAGAGAAGCAGCAGTGGAATAGAAGACGCTGGTGCTATGCTTGCTGATGTTGCCCTATGGAATGAAGTCGGAACATCGAAAATGCCGGCCAGGCCATTCATGGCATCCTCTTTTGAAAATAACGAAAAAAAACTCAAGGCTTTTTGCGCACGATGCCTAAAAGAAGTGGAAACTGGAGCCACTGCACAGGATGTCCTTCAGAAAGTCGGCGTGTATGCGAAGGGAATTATCCAGCAAGAGATCTCGGATGGTGACTTCGCAGCGAACGCGCCATCGACCGTTGCCAGGAAGGGCTCTGATAAGCCGTTGATTGACACCGGCCATATGCGCCAGAGCGTCAACTTTGAGATCAAGGGAAAGGAGTGACGGTATGCTGCTGCCCATATTCAAAAAGGACTATATCGTCCGCAGACACGGGGAACAGACCGTCATTGACGGGCATCCTGCGAAGAAGGCTGATAAGATCTTTCGGGCCATGCTCAATGTGCAGCCTGCCAGCACGGATGAGCTTGCTGTCCTTCCGGAAGGCGAGCGGACGGTGAGCAGACTGAAGGTCTTTTCCGACTTCCCGTTTGTGACAGCGTCGCAGGAGACCGGCATTCCCGGAGACTGGCTGAACTACCACGGGTATTGGTATGAGTGCAAAAGCGCGAACATCTGGGATCATACGCTTCTCAGCCACTATGAATCAGAGTTCGTCATCATCCCAAACCAGAAGGCCGGTGAAAGTTTATGACGCTGAATGAAGTGAACCGTAAACTATTCAGTCTGTTAAGAAGCTACTTTCCGCAGACGCATATCGCATTTGCAGAAGTGAATCAGGTCAAGGGGCATATTCCGGCGCTTACCATCAGGGCGGGCAATCTGAAACGTGCATTGTTCCCGATTACACGGGAAATCAACGGCGTTCCGTGTGATTGCTGGGTGCAGCAGTATCCTGTTGAACTGAATCTCATGACCAACGGAAGGCAGGTCAGCAGCGACGGATTTTCGTATAATGAAAACACTGCCGTTTCCGACCTTGTCGACCTCATAAATTTTCTCGGCTCTCCTCATGCAAAAGAATGGTGCTTGGCGAACGACATTTCCATCCGCCCGAATAGCGACGTTATGAATGTTACAAGCCTCATCAACGACGTCGCATGGGAGTTCAGAGCCAGAGTTGAAATACTTGTTGGATTCACACAGCTTGCAGTTGGTGCGGCTGGTATCATTGCGGAGTCCAGCATCAAGGAAACGACCGATCCCGATACCGGCAAGAAAGACGAACGTGTGGAGCCCGAATGGCAGCCTACTCCGAGCGGAGGCGGTTCGTCTGACCTTGCGGAAGAAGAAACCGGTTATTTCGAGCATGTTATCATAGAAAACTACAAGGAGGATTAAGGCAATGAGCCAGATTAGCGACATTGTAAATGTCCAGATCGAACTGAACACGAACTTCACTTCCACCGACAGCTTCGATCACATTTGCGTTATCGGCCAGCGTCCGAAGAAGTGGACGGATTGGGCTGCATCTACTGCCTATGTGGTAGGCGACGTTGTGGTTTCCGGCACTCATGTATATGCGTGCGAAACTGCAGGTAGCAGTGGTGATGCCGCACCCGACCATACTTCTGGAACTGCAGCTGATGGAACTGTGACGTGGAAATATAAGTCCGAGATTCCTGATGATGTTGGACTGTATGCAAATCTTCAGGAAGTTACATCGGCAGGCTGGGATGCTATGACCGATCCGGTCGGTGTGGCAGCGCGCATCGCGTTCAGTCAGTCTCCTAAGCCTGATGGCTTGTATATTGCGGTCCAGCAGATGGATAGCGATGAACTTGAGCCGGCTGCGAGAACGGCCGAGCGTGCGCTCAGTGTATCCGGCTGGTATGTGCTTTGCACTGCGGGCGTGCAGGAATCCGAGTACCAGGATATCGCTGGCCTGATCGAGTCGTACAACAAGATGTTCATCTACACCTATGTCGGTGATAATGACCCTGTTGGCGACATTTTCTATCGGACTGCTGGATACTATGGCCGTGTATACAGCACACAGAATGCAAGCGACGTTCCGGCAGAAAATAGTCATGTAGGTCTTGCCGTTGCTGCAAAATGCTTGCAGTATGAGCCTGGTTCTGAAACATGGGCGTACAAGACACTGGCAGGCGTTCAGGCTGCTAGTCTGTCGTCCAATGTTATCAACAAACTCAAGGAAGCCAATGTCAACTGGTACGATACGGTTGGCAAGGACAAAATCACTGCGCTCGGCAAGGTAAAGGCTGGCGAATGGATCGATGTTATCCGTCTTCGTGACTGGATTCAGGCAGATATGCAGACGAACATTCTGAATCTGCTCAAAACGAACAAGAAGATTCCGTTCACGTCTTCCGGCATTGCCAGAGTTGAAAACGTCATGAGCGCTACACTCCAGAGAGCACAGAGAAATGGCGGCGTTTGTCCCGATGAATACGACAGCGACGGCAATCAGATTCCCGGATACACGGTCATGGTTCCTGCTGTTTCTGAAATCACTGCTGCGATGAAAGCTGCTCGTACCCTCAGTGATTGCAAGTTTGAAGCATTCCTTGCCGGTGCAATCCATATCGTCAAGATCTTTGGTTCTCTCACTTATTCCGGCTAAGGAGGTTCGGTGAATGTTTACATATGCTTCAAATCAGGTCTTGATTGCGGCTGGTAATCATGCGGTTTCCGGCTATGCAGAAGACAGTTTTATCTCCATCGATGCAAATGGCGATGGCATCATGAAGAAGGTTGGATGCGACGGCGAAGTTTCCAGAGCAGTCAGTCCCGACAACACATACACCGTAAAGATCGCACTCATGCAGGGGAGTCCGTCCAACAAGTTCTTCCAGGGTATGTATGAGAAGGATCGCACGAGTGGTGACGCTATTTTCCCGCTGCTGATCAAGGATTTGACCGGCGGCGTTCTTTTTTCCGCTGACAGTGCGTGGGTCGGAAAACCCGCGTCCAGAGGCTATGGCAAAGATACGACGAACCGCGAATGGGAAATTGCCACTGGCCCTGCCGTCTATAAGGAGTAATCGGAGGTATTTATGAAACAGTTCGACACAGTCACAAAGAACTTTGGAGGCAATGCCTTTTTTATCCGGCCATTCGGCGCATTTGATGCTGCGCGAATCACCGGTGATCTCAGCTCTACCCTTGTGCCACTGGTATCCGGCCTGATTCCGGCAGTGAGCAATGCAAAAGATGTTGATACGCTTTCCGAAGTCGCCATCGACTACGAAAAGCTTGGGCCGTCCCTTGCAGAGTCTTTTTCAATGCTTGAAGGCGAAAAGATTGAAAAACTGCTCAGAACACTGCTGGTCGACAAAAACAACATTTCTGTCCGACTGGAAGGAGACAGAGACGCACAGCAGCTCACATTTGATATTGCAAACGACATCTTTGCGGGTGATCTGCAGGATATGTTCATGCTGGCCGTTGAAGTTATTAAAGTGAACTTCAACGGTTTTTTCAAGAAACTCGCCGGCCGATCTGGCGCAGCAAAGTCAATCCCGAAAGCGACTACGAACGGTTTGGCGAGCTCGACCTGAGTGCGTTCAACGAGATTGAACTCAGGCTGTATTGCATGATAAAGGCTGGAATTGCCTCAAAGGAAGAACTGGAGAACTGTTATACCCTCGACGAAGCGCTCAAGCTCTATGCCCTGTTCCGAATGGATCAGGACATAGAGTACGGGCTTTCTCTTGACCTAAAAGACGACAGGAGGTGATTTCGCATGGGGCTGATTGCTGCCGTTCTGCAGAACATCATCGGCTACACCGTCGATAAGGCATCGGAGCAGAAGGCACAAAGCAGCATCAAGGGCATTGAGAACCTTGCGAAAAAGGCTCTCGGCTTTATAGGCGTATCACTGTCTGTCGCCGGTGCTACGTCCTTTATCAAATCCTGCGTTTCTGCTGCCTCTCAGGTTGAAGAGATGCAGAATAAATTCGACGTCGTTTTCCAAGGTATTAACGAAGAGGTCGATGCTTGGGCGGAAAATTACGCCGATGCCATAAACAGAAATAAGAACGACATCAAGACCTACCTCGCTGACCAGCAGAACCTGCTCGTCGGTTTTGGCATGACCCGCCAAGAAGGCGCGGAGTTGTCAAAGCAGATGACAACGCTGGCCCTCGACCTCGCTTCGTTTGCGAATATTGATGAGAAGTCATCTGTTGATGCAATGACGAAAGCGGTTATGGGCGAGAGCGAAGCCGCAAAACGACTCGGCGCCGTCCTAAACGAATCCACAAGAGCGCAGGCGATGGAAACGCTCGGACTAAAAGGCAAGTACGACTCCCTTGACCAGCTGACAAAGATGCAGGTCAACTACCAGGCCATCCTGCAGCAGTCCCCGGATGCCATCGGCGACTGCGAGCGCAGCATGGGTTCGTATGAGTCCACCATGCGTGGTTTCAATTCGAAACTCAAGGAGCTCAAGGAACTGATTGGCCAGTTCTTCATGCCGGTTGCCAAGAAGATCCTTGATATCGGCACGAGGGGGATTATCAAGCTCCGCGAAGCCATTACGAAATTCAAGGACTTCGCAGATCGGGTAGGCGGAGCAGAGAGACTTCTGAAATTCCTCGCTGTGACTATCGCAGCGGTCATTGCAGTCCTCAAGTTCGATAAGATCAAAAAAGGACTTAGTGACATCGTTTCTCTGCTCACAAAGATCAATCTGAAAACCCTTGCCATTGTTGCAGGAATTATCCTGCTCGCTCTTATCGTGGAGGATTTCATTTCCTTCATGCAGGGCAAGGAATCCGTCCTCGGAGATCTTCTGAGTGCGAACGGAATCGATCCTGAAGAGGTTCGTGCCAAGATCAAGAAGATCTGGGAATCCGTCAAAACAACGTTCGGGAAGATCAAGGATTTCCTGAAAACGACGTGGGAAAATATCAAGTCTACCGCGAAGAGCATCTGGGAGCCGATCTCGAATTTCTTCAAAGAAAACGGGGATGACATCAAGAACAAACTCCAGCGCGTGTGGAATGCGATCAAAACCATCGTCGTCACGGTCTGGAATGTCATAAAGAACACCGTTGTCCAGAGGCTGCAGGACATCAAGGCTGTGATGAGTCCAATCCTCGATGCAATAAAGAACTTCTGGGATAAATGGGGCGAGAACATCAAGTCCGCCGCAGCCCGGCATTTCCAGGGAGCGCTCACGAATATCAGCAGCGTTCTCAATATCATCGTGTCCGTATTTGAGGCATTTGCATCGTTACTCACCGGTGATTGGAACGGCTTGTGGGAGTCCATCAAGAACATTCTTTCCGAGGCGTGGAATATCATCAAGAATTCGTTCCAGACGCTTTGGGATACGGTGAATCAGCTCACCGGCGGGAAACTCGGCCAGCTCAAGAATACCATCGTCAACGGCTTCAACGCAGCTATCAACTGGATCAAATCGCTTCCTGCCCAAGCCTACCAGTGGGGCGTCGATATGATCCAGGGAATCATCGACGGTATTACAAGCATGATCGATACTGTCGTTAGTACGGTTAAGAATGTCGCAACGAAGATCGGTGAGTTCCTGCATTTTTCCAGACCGGATAAAGGACCACTGCACGATTATGAGCAGTGGATGCCAGACTTTATGAGCGGCTTGGCTGACGGCATCAATAAGGCCAAATCGAAAGTTATTGGTGCGGTCAAGGGACTCACTGGCGATATGTCGCTTGGTGATGTTACTGCGAATGTCAGCAGTTTTGTAAAGCACGGCGCATTCAATGCTACGCCGAACACAGCAGGGAATACCACAAACAACCGGAAGGTAATCAATCAGAAAGTCGAGTTCAATAGCCAATTCTATGGAGATAAGGCCGCACAGCTGAACACTGCAAGCACAATGAAACGAGGCGCTGCAGACGCTACAGCGGAACTTGCAAGAGCGCTTACATACGCATAAGGAGGGGATGGAATGCCGCAGGCATTAACGCCAGTCAATATTGCAGGCACTGAGTTTGATGCGCTTATCACATTGGATGAGACAGCTGAGGCAGATGTCCCTGAATACCCAATCGAAACAGGATATACAGTATCTGATACAATCATTCGTAAATCAAAGCTGCTGGCAATGTCGCTGTTCGTTTCTGGAATGCCTGTTACATGGCGAGGACGCCTCGGTGGGGGCAGCTCGCGCATTGCAAGTGTAAAAAAGCAACTGCTGCAATTATATGCTGATGGAAATCCGATCACCGTAAACACATCGGACAACACATATGAAAACATGGCGTTTACCTCCATCAGTTTTCATAAGGCAACAGACATTGGATTTGCACTACAGATCGATGTTGAGATGAAGGAGGTCATTGTTACCTCCACTGCAACTACGACTATCCCTGATTCTTATGGAAAAAGCGGAACAACAGGCGCATCAGCTGGCAGCGCCAGTACGACAACATCTGATGGGAGTTCCGGAACGGCAGGCGGAGGTTCCGGAACGGCAGGCGGAGGTTCCGGATCTGGCTCTGGAAGTGGAAACGGGGATGGAGAAAGTATTCTGCACGGAATTGTAAGTTCTGCAAAAAGCGGTTCAGGTCTGTTCGGCGCTATTTCAGGAGGATCGTAATGAAGAGAACTACAATCTCTGTCCCGAATTTAAATGACAGTTTTGAAAAAGTGACTCTGAACGGAAAGGTCTACTACCTGCGGTTCACATGGAATGACTACGAACAGCGGTGGATGCTCGGCATTTACGACAACCTCAAGGTTCCAATCCTGACGTGCATTAAGATCGTCCCACGTTATCTTCTCAACCTGTTCTGTGGACTCGATGAGTTTTCGGAACGCTCTTTCTATGTCGAAACAGAACTTGAGGAAATAGGACGAAATGATTTCCTGGACGGGAAAGCAACGTTTGTTTTCTATCAAGTGTAAAGTCCTGCGGCAGTAAACGCCGCAGGACTTTTTGGAGGAATGTACACATGAATTTCAACCGGAGTTACCGGTTTTCTGCCGGACAATCTGGAGGTTCTGGATTTGAAATAGGCGGAGAAAAGGGAAGCAATGGAATGCCGCTGCATATCTCGTTCTCCATTGAGCGAAGCGAAAAAGAAGCATCCAATACCGGGAAAGTAAGCATTTGGAACTTGAATGACGAGCATATTGATGCGCTGAAAGAGGACGACTGCGTTGCGCTTCTGAAAGCTGGGTATCAGGACAGTATGCCGTTGATTTTTACCGGTGTCGTAACATTCGGCTCCACCGAACTTGACGGCGCAGACACTGTTACAGATATCGAGGTAACAGATACCCGTGTAGAACTTCGTGATACCTATGTCGCGCTGTCCTATGCCGGAAAGGTCAACACGAAGGATATCATCACAGATGTTGCCGGACAAATGGGCATTACCCCTTCATTCAGCTATAATGCGGAATTCTCCGAGCTTCCGAATGGATACAGCTATGTCGGGCAGGCGAAAAATGTCCTTACAAAAATGTGTGACACAAGCAACCTGGTTTGGTCTGTCCAGAATGGCGTACTTCAAATAAAAAAGCCAAATGATGTTATGCTCCGAGAGGTTTATGTTTTATCCCCTGACACCGGACTGCTTGGCATTCCGAAAAAGATCAATGTCTCCAAGGAAGAAGAAGGGGAGAAAACAGAAAACGGATGGGATGTTGTCTATCTTATGAACGCAGCAATCGACATTGATGACTATGTATACCTTGAGAGCAAACTCGTCAAGGGATATTTCAGGGTGAGCCAAATTAAAATTGAAGGTGACAATTTCTCAGAAACATGGCAGTGCAGCGCAAGACTGTTGGAGATTGAGTGAAATGACGAACGAGTTTGTACAGAAAATCAGAGATGACACGGACAAGCGCATTGGGGAAGTGCATACTGCGTTTCCTGGCACTATCGTCTCATATGATCCTGCAACCAATATGGCAGAAGTGCTTCCTGGCATTCAGTTAAAAAAACCGGATGGGACAAAGATGGATTACCCGAAAATCAGCGGAGTTCCAGTGTGCTGTGTACAGGCGAGCGGTCAGAATGCCGTTGTTGCATTGCCTATTAAGGCAGGCGACGGATGTATGGTCGTCGTATCTGAAAAGGCAATCGATAAATGGCTCTATGGTCAGGAAACCGACACTGACCTGAACCACGATATCACGAATGCAATGTGCGTTCCCGGTATGTTTGCGAAGGGATGTGCCGTTCAGCAGGAAGCCTGCTCAACCGGAAAGATAATTGTAGACTGCGACGGCGCAAGAGGAGAGTTCGGGGAAGGAAAGGCAACGTTGAAGGCTGGAGGCGCAAAAGTTGACGTTGGCGGAGGCGGAGTTCAAGTGCAAGGCAACTTAACAGTTGCTGGTGCAATCACCGCTTCCGGCACAGTACACGGCTCAAATATTTGATACACTGCGCAATACCTCACCAGATGCGATGGCTCCGAGGAACAACCGATTTTCAACACCAATTATATCAATGAAAAAAACGCCCACAAGGGCGCTACGAGCGCCATAGGAGGTGCTTATGAAAGATATTTTACTTGTGGATGATGACCTGTATGTTACGGATACGGGAGATATACGTCTTACGGATCGGGTCAGCCAAGCTGCGAAGATCCGGCTCAGATGGTTTAAAAATGAATGGGGCCTTGGGCCTCGGTTCGGAATGCCATACTATGACGAATTTTTAGTCAAGAATCCGAACATTCCTAAATTGAGGAGAATAATCAGCGACGAACTGATGGCTATAAATGAGGTTACGGATGTTGCGAACCTCGAAATTTCGGTAGACCCTCGAACGCGCGATGCACACATCACTTTTACATTGATATGCGGAGAAGAATACTACGACGAGGAGGTAACGATCAGTGCCTGACTACGGTATTACGAAGACCGGAATGCACATCAAACGCCTTGATACGATCATGGATGAAATCCATAAGGATCTCACAGATGGGTTTGGCGTGAATACGAAGCTTAATCCGGAATCATATTTGAATGTTCTTGTTACCTGCTTTGCGGATAAGATTGCAGAATTGTGGGAATTTGGAGCCAGCATTTATCATGCGAGCTACCCGTCCTCTGCAGAAGGAATCAATCTCGATAACTGTATGCAGTATTCCGGCGTTGTAAGAAAGCTTGCGGCAAGAAGCTATTACCCGATCCACTGCAAGGGGATTGATGGAACTGAGCTCGCCACAGGCACTATGATTGCAAGCGTGACAAATCCCGTGAAGCGCTTCTACCTCAATGAAGCAAATACGATTTCGAGAACGCAATTCAACAAGGCGGCAATCAAGGCGCTTTCTTATGCAGATGGCGATTATACGATCGGCATTAACAACAATGTTTTTTTGTATCATGCAGAAAATGCAACCAGTAAAACAGATATTCTGAATGGTCTGAAGGCTGCTGTCACAGATGTGAATTATACAGCCACCGTTGATTCTGAAAATGAACAGCTGGTCATTGAATGTGTGAACATAGAGGCCAATAACACGATGGTGCTGTCAGACAACCTCACGACCGGATGGGTGGTGTCTATTATCACCTTTGTCTCTGAAGAGGTTGGCGACATCGTAATGCAGGACAACACGATTACGAATATTGTTACTGCTGTTACTGGCCTCGAAAGTGTTACCAACATCAGCAAACACACACCCGGCCGTCTGCGGGAAACGGATTCGGAACTTCGCACAGCATATCTGAAACGGGTATTTAATCTGTCATCAAGGATGTGTGACAGTATTGCGAGTTCGCTTCTGCAAAATGTAAGCGGTGTCAAAACTGTTGCTGTTTACGAAAATGACACCAATGTCACCGACTCGTGGGGAAGACCTCCGCATAGCGTTGAGGCTGTTGTCGAAGGCGGGGGCGATGCAGAGATTGCACGGGAAATCTTGAAAACGAAGGCGGCAGGTATTCAGACCCATGGCTCTGTGACTGTAAATGTCCCAGACGCTTACGATAGCACGATCCCTGTTCACTTCAACCGTCCGACTCCTGTTTATTGCTGGTTTAGCGTGTCCATTACACAGAGCAATGACGAGGCGCTTCCGCCTAACTATGCAGATCTGATCGAAAACTGCATTATCGATCAAATTGAAAGCACATCAGCCGGAAGCGATGTTACTCCGCAGAAGTGGATGAGCAAGATATATGCGGCCTGCACCGGCATTGCGTACATTGATATCAAAATTGCCACAGAGACCGAAAGCGATTCGATTCCGCAAACGTCTGGCTATGCGAAGCGGCTCGTAAGCATTTCGCCGCGCGAAAAAGCAGTTACAGACGCAGGAAGAATCGCAATTAGTCTGGAGGAAGCATAATGCCAGAAGTTGAAGATGTCCTTTCGCATTGGTTTGAAGACATTCCGATGCAGTTCAAGGATAAAAAGAAAATCAAGATTCTACACGATGCTTTTGCACGGCAGTTGCAGGAAACAAAGGCGTTTTTGCTTTCTCTTGATATCAACCGAAGGATAGAAACAGCGGAGGGAGAGCAGCTTGACAGGATCGGAGATATTGTCTGCCTGACAAGAGCACAGGCTGGACTCTATACCGGAGACCCGATTCCGGTGAATGTCCTTGATGATAAAACGTACAGAAAATTTCTGAAGTATAAGATTCTGCTCAACACCAGCTACTGCACATATGACGAACTCATAAAGGGCCTGAACTACTTTTTCGTTGACTACAACATCTATTACATGGAAGACCCGGAGTGGCCGGCAACAATCGTATTCAAGGTTCCAAGCGAGGTCGGGTCCGTTCTCACAGAAACGCCGATCATCAAAGCCGCTGGCGTTGGATATAGAATTATCGTTTTCGACAGCGAGAATGAAATCGGGCACAAAATGTTCTTTGGCTACTTTGATAACCAAGAACTCACGATCTACTACAACACGACCGGAAATGGGAAGATCTCTGACGGCGTACTCATTCTGAGCAGCGAAGATGGTTATTATGTTGAAAATGAGATTTTACATACAATAGAAGCTGATTCAATTAGTGGCGAGGTTTTAACCATTTCTGATCCGGAAGTTACAGAAGGAGGCTAACGATGGCATTCGTTACAACGCTCACGACAAAAGGAAAACAGATGCTTGCATCTGCATTTACTGGAAAGCCGCTGATATTCAGCAAAGTAAATTTCGGCTCCGGATCAGCGGAAGTAGGAGAAATACCTACTCTTGAGGATATTAAGGAAGCAAAGGCTGTCGGTCACATTGCAAGCAAGGAGCGTGAAAACACCCAGGCAAAGATTGCGGTTGTACTTACAAACGAAAATGTATCAACCGGCTTTTATATCACTGAGATAGGTATCTTTGCGAAAGACCCTGCTGAAATCACAGCAGGAGACACAGAGGCAACTATTTCTCAAAAGCCAGACTATCTGTACGCGTATATAAAAATCAGCGACGGTGATGGTGGGAAGCTTCCACCGTATGATGCTGCTCCTGCCAGACGGCAATTCCTGATCTATATGTATGTCGGGCTTGCAACTGATGTCAGAGCCGTACTTGACTCGAAATTCATTTATGTCACAGAGGATGAGTTCCAGGCTCACCTTACCGATCCTGATGCGCATAAAGATTTGTTAGCAAGATTTCAGACAAAGACAAATCTGCTTCAGGAAGCGACAGTAATTGAAACGACCGATTATATTCCGATTTACCACCCAAGCGATAATACACATTACAAGATCGGATTCGCAAAGTTCTTTACTGCAGTCAGGAATGTGCTGTTTGCTGGAATTGACGGAATCATTAAGGCGAACAAAAACGGAACAATCTCCAAGGCTCTGGGAGGCGAGGACTATCAGCTGCCTACAAACAAGCTTGTTGCTGGAAGTTCTCTTGATGATACAGATACCATTCCATATTACGATACCTCCGAGAAGAATCATAAGAACACAACATTGTATGCACTAATCAGCAAAATCAAGAAGAGCGCTTTTCCTGATGGTTCTGGCCTTCTGAAAAAAGAAGGACAAGACATAAAAACGGCAATGTCAGGAATTGACTACCAACCTGCTACAAGGAAACTGGATGCGTCTACAGTCGAAGATGCAGACTCAATCCCGATCTATGATGAGAGCGTTACAGGAGATCGACGCGTTACGTTCAGTTCACTGAAAAATTCGCTCAAACAGTATTTTGACCAACTGTACACAAAAGTTGCATTTGACAACACGCCAACGAAAGGCAGCCAGAATGCTGTTACAAGTGATGGAATTTATACGGCGCTAGCCGATAAAAAGATCTTTCATGTTGGCACGACACCTCCCACAAACAGAAATTTGCTTTGGATTGATACCACAAATGTCACAGGTGGCCTCAAATACCACAATGGCAGTAGCTGGGTACATGTTCCGGTTGCTTATGCAACATAAACTGCTGCGTTTTTGCTGAATAAGGAGAAAAGTATGATTACAGTTCTTAACCAAGAGATGACAGACTATTTGCAGGCAAAGGAATATGAGTATAGAGCACACAAATTCCTTATTGGATTCGCAAATAACCACAATCTAACGAAGCGCCCCGTTTATCAGCAATGGTTAGAAGAATGTCAAGAAGCTTGCGTTCAATTTGAGTGTGCAAGAAACACGCTCAATGAGTTGTACCCAGATGGATGGAGAACACCAGAAAAAGAGGACGTTGAGACATTTGCCAATCAGCTGATTCGTTTGTTCCCCAATAAATCGAGAGACCCTATGCACATCGGTGGTGCACACTGTAAAGATGTGACGATCCAGGTCACTGAGGAGTGCAATATGGCCTGTACATACTGCTATCAAGGGCATAAAACGTGTAATTCCATGGATTTTGACACAGCAAAGAAATTCATCGACTGGCTTCTTGAGGGTAAAGATCCGTACATCAATGCCGACAATTCAGATGGCATTATACTTGATTTTATTGGAGGAGAGCCGTTTTTGAAAATCGGGCTTATCCGAAAGACGGCCGAGTATTTTGTAACCAGAGCATTTGAACTCCATCACCGGTTCGCCACGCGATTCATGTTCAGCATTACATCAAATGGCCTCCTGTATTTCGAGCCAGAAGTACAGGAGTTTTTTGATGAATACCAGATTCACACTTCGTTCTCCATCACAATCGACGGAAATAAGCAACTCCATGACACCTGCAGACTCGATAAAGGCGGTTACGGGACATATGACCGGGCAATAGCCGCGGTTGATCATTTTGTGAATGTTCGACACGGCAACATGGGGAGCAAAATGACTATCGCCCCTGCAAATGTTGGATATGTCTACGAAGCTGCGAAAAACATGATTGACTACGGATATAAGCACATCTTTCTGAACTGTGTGTATGAGGAAGGATGGACCGTTGAGCATGCACGAACTTTGTATAAGCAGCTATGTCAGCTTGCCGATTATCTGGTTACGCTCGATAATAGGCCGACGCTCAGTATCTTTGATAAGAAGTGTGGGCACCCGCTTCCAGAGAGCGAGAACCAGAACTGGTGCGGAGGCAACGGACTCATGCTTGCTGTTGACTATCATGGAGATCTGTATCCGTGCCTCCGTTATATGCCGTCCAGCGTTGGGCCTGACGTTGAGCCGTTTACAATCGGTGATATTGAACACGGAGTCTGCAATAAGGAACGACTGCATTGCCTTTCCTGTGTGACACGCTGCAGTCAATCATCTGACGAATGTATCCATTGTCCGATTGCGTCCGGGTGTTCGTGGTGCACTGCTTATAATTATCAGATTTTCGGGACGCCGAATAAGCGTGCCACATTCATTTGCCCCATGCACAAAGCAAGGGTTTTGGCGAATGAATATTATTGGAATCTCGTTGGGGATGACTACGAGGTTGATATGCCAGAAGAATGGAGAAAGGAGATCGTAGATGTCTAATATCAGCGCAGAACGAATTGCTGAATTGAAGGCAAGGGTCAAGGCCGAATGTCTCCGTCGCTGCCATGTCGATAGCGTAGAAGAGTACGGTGGTTCCCAGTTCGATTTTTCTCAAGTTCCAACCAGTAGAAACGTTGCGTTTGAGGAGCATGCGGAAAAGGTTTTACGGCCTTTGAATGCCATCAATGATGCGAAGTTTCCGTCTATTCGTGGAGACAGGATTATTAGTAACTCTGAACTCACGAAAGAAGAAGCATTTTTGACAATCGCAGAGGCTCGTGCAGTTACTGATGAACATGGGACAGACTGCAATGGAAATTGCACAGGTTTATGTTTCGGATGTACAAGCGGCTGCGTCAGTGGATGCACTTCATGCGACGGATGCACAGGAGACTGTAAGACTACATGTAGAGATGGCTGTATGAGTACATGCAGAAACACATGTCGTGGGTGCGACACTGAGTGCGATGGCTGCTCAGGCTGCGGTGCCTCTTGCGGTGTCGAGTGTGCAAATTGTACTGGTTGCTCTGGGTGCCGCGATACCTGCGGCTCCGGCTGTACAGACACATGCAGAGGTTGTAACGGTTGCACTACGAGTTGTGGTGGAGACGGGTGTGTTGGAAATTGTGTCACAGCCTGCAGTTCCGGCTGCACTACAGGCTGCGGAGCTGAGTGCGGCAGCTGTCACGGAACCTGCACAAAAGTCAATTACGCTGATTAGAGGAGGAAAACATGGATATCTGCACGGATTTTGATGTTGCAATGAGCCAATATATCGTTGAACTCTATGGTGAAAGGCGGACAAAGGCGGTTCGCACGAATGTCGAACTTGCCGTTGGAAACGACCACTACTCTTTTATTCAAACTGTGAATGCAATTATTTGCGCAGCACAGCAAAAGTGCGGTGAAGCATTCTCTATTGAGGACGCTATTTCAATGTGCAAAAAGGAGTTTGAAGCGCTCCACTTCGATGACCATTTTTGTTCATGGGATTTCTACGATGAAGTCGCTCATGTCGTGATCGGGGTCAAGAAATTCAAGACATTAACGGAGTCTGACAAACTCAAAACTGTGAACAGCGTATTCCAAACGGGAACTGCTTGCCCTGACATCTATATCAGGGCAGGGATGATTTTGTACTGCCTGAGAATTATGACAAGATTTGGCCTCATGACGAAGGATATTGATCTCATGAAGCGTATTTCACAAGCGGTGTCTGGGCTCAATGAGCAGGAAAAGGCAAATGCGGTTATCCCTGATTGCTTTGTGCGAGAGATTTAAAACATGGAAATTGTGAAAGATTACGAACTCGTGGCTTGTCAGTATGCAGTAGCATTGTACAAGAACGGGATGACACCACAGGTCAGAACTATTGCAAGGAATGCGTGTAGATCATCCGAATATGCTGCAAAGGCATTCTTTGATATAGTTCTGGCGTTTTTCTGCAAGAGAAACGATGTCAGCGGATTTGCGCAGGAATACGGTGTACTTTGCATCGATGAAAGACTGTGCGACGTGGAAACTGCAAAACGCATTTTTGCGCTGTTCCAAGCCGGGAGCAGTATCTCAAAAGAGCCAATAACGAGAAAAATCTGGATTCTTCGCAATGTCAACGATACTGCAGACAACTGCCAATACGTCGAAATTTGGTATGGGCTTAAATTGCTTGTCCTGAATCAGATTATCAGATTTGGACTTATTGATTCAATGGCTGACACTGTATCCAAAATTTCAACTGAAATTGAGAAGGCGAAAGGGCATATAACACCGTGGATTCCACAAACGCTTGACGTGGCTTTCAGAGGGTAGGGAGGTGTATAGATGCTTTTTGTAAAACAAGTCATGGTAGACAATACTGTCTATGATGTTTTTGACCGTACCTGTAGAAATTCGCTTCCTGTAAATGTATCGAGCGATACTCTTACATGGCAGGCTTATGCCAACACTGCATTAAACGACGGAAACTATTATGTTGTTGATCTTAATGGGAAGAAGACGCGACTGGCTGTGCAGACCGATGATGACGATGTGGTAACACAGTTTGCTGTCAGTGGTGTTGACGGAAACCTCTACATCCGGCGTGCTGCTAAAGACGCAATTCAGCAGGTCGATTTCACTAAGATTGCAAGTTCACAAGAAGTTGTTACCGCTCTTGCTAGTGCATCGGTTGATCTTCCGGAAGATGCAGAGGATGGGGACGTTGTTACGATTGCGCTTGACGAATCTGGAAAAAAGAAACTCGGATGTGCAAAGATCGGCAACTTTGTCCTCGAAAATGTTGAGGCATTCGCATTTTACTATACTCCACATGTTGATGCGAACGGGAACTTGACCTTTACTCCAAACAGAACCGAACTTCCACCGATTACAGACACCTTCAACATCAAGGGTGAAACCCCATACGAAGCTGCTGTACGCGGCGGATATACTGGATCATCGGCTGATTTTGACAAAATACTTGCTTCCGCAGAAAATAAAGCAGATAAAAAAGTGCCGGCGAATGTTGGAAATATCGCGTCACTCGATGAAAAAGGTAATATTGCCGACAGCGGAAAGAACATTAGCCAAGTCGGTGTGCAAGCTGATTTCAATGAGAAGGACGGGAGTAGTGCTGCATACATAAAAAACAAACCTCACGAATATACAGATTCCGAAATTCAGGGACTCATTACAAAAAAACTCGATGAATATGTACCTGCTGCTATTGCGGAAAAACTCAATCGCACCGGTGCGGTAAATGAGGAAGATACGAATTATACCGGCTACATGTCGAGAGGTCAGAGCCTGAATGCGCAGGAAACCACTCCGACTGTAAACGGAACGATCGCATGGCAGTACGAGTGAGGTGCGCCTATGACGAACAGAATTGAAGGGAAATTTTGTGCCACGATCAAGAATGTTGACCTCTCTGGTGCAAGCGGATTTGAGTTCTATGTTAAGCAGGCTAACCATTTTTTTCAGTATGTTCCGGAAATAATCCAGCCCAACATTGTCTATATCGAGATCCCGTATGAGGATGCGATGCAACTGCATGCTGGAATTCCATGCAAATTGCAGTGCGCTTGGACTGACAAAGACGGGAACAAGTGCAAAACGAAAGTCATCTTGGTTCCTGTCGAGGAACTTTTGAAAAAGGATGGATATAAATGAGTGCTTCTTACACCGAAATTACTCCGCAGTGTGAACTCGAAGTAGAAGACGTTACCCCATGTTATGAAATGGAGGTTGAACAAACCGAGCGTTCATATGAGATGGAGGTAGAAGAAGCGCGGGAAATCTATCGTGGCGGTACGAAATCTCATAATGATCTTACCGACAGGGACGTTCCAGACCAGCACCCGATCAATGCAATTACTGGCTTGTCTAATGAACTTGATAATCGTGTTCAAAAGAGAGATGGCATGGGGCTTTCAAGCAATGATTTTACTGACGTTGACAGAGACACGCTCCAATATCTTGGCGAAGGAGAAAAAGCTGAGATCCTGTCAAATATTGAAATCGAAAATATACTCAAAAAATATGTATAGGAGGAACTATGGCTAAATTTCTTGACAGCAATGGGCTGCTCTACCTCTGGGGGAAAATCAAGGGTCTTATTCCAAACAAAATGTCGCAGTTGGAAAACGATTCTGGATTCATCACAACGTCCGACATCCCTGAAGGAGCGGCTGCCAGTACAACGCCCCCAAAAATGGACGGCGAAGTATCGATTGGCACAGAGAAAGCATTTGCACGGGGCGATCATAGACATCCAAGTGATATCAGTCGCGTCCCAACGACACGGAAGGTCAACGGGAAAGCTCTTTCTGAAGATATCAACCTCGGCGCATCAGATGTCGGAGCAAGATCCGATTCGTGGATGCCAACTGCATCCGAGGTCGGTGCGCGGCCGTCAAGTTGGACTCCGAACGCAGAGGATGTGGGTGCGCGTCCCGATACATGGATGCCGACTGCCGCTGAAGTTGGTGCAAGACCTAGTACATGGACCCCCTCCGCAGCAGACGTTGGGGCGATTCCTTCCAGCAGCAAAGGCACCGCTAATGGCGTTTGTCCGCTCGACAAAGACAGTCTCGTACCGAATCAGTATCTCCCTTCCTATGTTGACGATGTTATCGAGGCGTTTACTATTTCGGGGGCTTCTCCACTTAGCGCAGGATGGCTGTCTCTTGCGTCAGGAGGAGCAGCATTGACACCGGAGACAGGGAAAATCTATGTGATTCTGTCTGAGGGCGATTACATCAACAAGACGTACCGATGGTCTGGGAGTACCTATGTACAAACCAATCCTGTCGATATATCCATCATTACAAATGAGGAAATTGACGAGGTTGCGGCAACTTAAATCAGAGGTAAAGCAATGGCAAAATTTCTTGATCTCAACGGATTAACTGAGCTGTGGGCAAAAATCTCTCAGGCTTTCCAGCGGAAAATTTCCGTTTCCGGGATCTTAAAAGGAGACGGAAATGGTGGAGTTTCATCGGCGGATACTGTTGAAGCAACCACCGTAGATATTGAGTCAGGGCTTGATGGTGTAACATTCACGCCTGCTGTTTCCGAAGATGGGGTTTTGTCGTGGACAAACGACGGCGGGAAGGAAAACCCAGCCAGTGTCAACATCAAAGGTGCAACTGGAGCTCCAGGAACAAATGGAGTTGACGGTGCTCCGGGGAAAGATGGAACAGACGGAAAGAACGGTACAACGTTTACACCTGCCGTTTCCTCGGATGGTGTTTTATCGTGGACGAATGATGGAGGGAAGTCTAATCCCGGAAACGTTAACATCAAAGGCCCGCAGGGTGAAACCGGACCGAATTCCGTCACAACTTCCACAACGAGCAACATTTCTGGCCTGCTCAAGGGGAGCGGAGGAAAAGTTGCACAGGCAGTTGCAAATAGTGACTATATCAGTCCGGCTAATATGAAAACATTTTTGAATCGTCAAACAGCCCTCAATGCAGCAAATACCAATTACACAACGCTGATGGCGCGCGGAGAAAGCCTGAACGCATCAGAAACGACGCCTGCTGTCAACGGGGCCATTGCGTGGCAGTATGAATGAGGATTGCGAGTATGGGTCATAGAACACTGATTAACGGCACGGCCTACACGGTTAAAAGCGGCACCGCAAAGATTGATGGAACTGGTTACAGGCTTTACGGTGGAAGAACGATGGTTGGCGGAACGTCATACAATATCAAATTAAGCTACCCAGTGCAAGTTACCGTGACGACAAAAAATGCGAGTGCAAATAACTGGGGCTATGTGCTTATAAAGGGGAAAAAAAGAACCGAAGGGACGTTTGAACTGGAGAGGGGAACGTCCATTACGCTAGCAGCAGGAGGGTCTTCCAATTCTGTTGCAAGAATATTCATAAACGACTACCCTGTGGCTAAAAAGGCGTCTGGCACGATGGGCGAGGTTAACTGCGAGTATCTGTTGATGGGAAACTGCAATATTGTTATAGACAGATCCAGCAGCTTAGAATATGGGAGCAAGGCGGATGTAACCCTCAAAACATTATGACGGAGGTATGTATGATCTATTTTAAGGCAAACGGCACAGAACACCCGGCAAGTATCGACGGAAAGCTCGTTGATCGGGACTGGGGCAACCGGGAATCCAAGGCTGTCACGCTGACGGCGACATATGCGCAGGCCGCGCAGCTATTTGTGAACGGACTGCATTGGTATATCGTTGAGCGCGACACCGTCCCGGTATACGATGAAAGCGGCCAGCCGACGGGCAAAACACAGGAATCTATGCAGGAGTGGGACAACTCCGATTTTTGCGTCGCAGGCCCGATCGCGGACAACCGCGATGGAACGTGCACCTGCAAGATGGGTAAAAAAACCGAGGCTGAGCTGATGCAGGAGCGGCTGAACGATGCTGAAACAGCAGCGAAAATTCTTCTTGGGGAGGCGGAGTAAATGGGTACATATACAGAAAGAGCGCGAGCGCTTCGTCCATTTATCATCAAGGCTGCTGCAAGCCTTAGTGATGCTGATGCATTGCAGGCGAAGGAACTTTATGCCCGCTGGGCCGCCGGAATGGTGGTCGAGCCGGGAGATCGTCTTGTACATGCAGTCGATGGTGTAGACAAGCTTTTCCGTGTTAACGAAGGTAAAGGTCACACCACTCAGAAAGGTTGGGAACCAGATAAGACCCCTGCACTGTTTACAGTTATCAACGAAACCAACGCCGGCACGAAAGAAGACCCTATACCGGCATCTCGTGGCATGGAATACACCTATGGCCTGTATTATACGGATCCGGAGGACAGCAAACTGTACCTCTGTGAGCGTACAGGCTCTACTGCAGGTGACAAGATCACATTGCAGTATTTGCCCCACGAATTGGTGGGGCAGTATTTTTCATCTGTTGAATGAGAGTTCTCACAATCGGAGGAAAGCCCGTTTCAGTTGATGGCAAACTCATAGCTCCGCCAGATTCCACCGATATAATTACGCAGGAGAAATCCATCAATATAACAAAGAATGGGTCATATGAAGTATCCAGAGATTCCGGAAAATACCTAACCAAAGTCAGCATTACTGCTGCTCTTCCAACGGAGCAATGGACGTTTGAATTGTCCGACGGAAGTACAGTTACAAAGAACGTAGTCGTAGATAGTATGGGGTAAGTGCATGGATTGGACAAACATTAAAAGTCTGACAATCCCAGAAGGCGAAGTCCGGAAAATCGTAAATGCCAGCGGAACAGTAATCTTGGAGAAGCCGAGTGAACCGGGTGGCGACTATACGTTCGTCGAGAGCATAGTTGTGCCGAGTCGCACAACACTCGATACAGGCATGGCCTGTAAAAGTACAGACTACTATTTCGTCGATTTTGAGCCAATGGTTGCAACAGCATATGGCGCAATTATTCACGCGGGCACAAGCAAAATTCTTCGTGTGTACATAGACGGGAAAAACATCCAAATGAAGGTTGACTGGTACAATCAGAATACTGCAACAGCTGCTGTCGGTACGCGGCTCAACATGTCCTTTGCAAACCAGATCACATACCTTAACGGTGCACAAAAGGCGAACATGAGCGGCGTTTCAGCATTTACCCCAGACACAAACGTCATAATTGGCGGACTTGGTGCACAATTCCGTCTGTATGGATGTAAACATGGCTCCTCCGCTGATAACTTGGATTTTGACTATGTACCGGCAGTCCGCAACAACGATAATGTTGCTGGTTTGTACGACAATATCTCTGGAGAATTTTTGCCATTTGGAACGGTATCAAATTAAGGAATGATGAGGAATGTGAAATGACATTATCGCAGATCATAGGTGGCAGCAGCGCTGGTCTTGTCCTGCTGCTCACCTTAATTGAAATTGCGCCGATCAAGGTAAATCCTTGGTCGGCGTTATTTTCTGCAATCGGTCGGAGAATCAACAAGGAAGTCCTCGATGAAATAACTGAGCTCAAGAAACACATGGAGGAGATCCGCGATGTCAATGATGAGCGGAATGCAAAAGAATGCCGCGCACGCATCCTTCACTTCGGAGACGAACTGTATCATGATGCGCGGCACACGAAAGAGCATTTTGATCAGATATTGGATGACGTCCACGAATACAGCCAGTATTGCGAATCTCACAAGGACTTCAAAAACGACAAAACCGTTATGACTACGGCGAAAATCCGTGATACATACCGGCAGTGTGTTGATGAACACAGCTTCCTTTGAGCGGAGGAGCGGTATGGAGAATGTTGAAGAGTTTGATCGGGATCCGTCTGGGGCGGAAACAAGCAAAAAACTGTACTACCTGTTTATTCTGGTTGCGATCATCCTGATTCTTTCCGTCGTTATTATCGCGGCTTCCGGAGGATACTGCACGGACCTCGTAACCGTAACTGTTGCATGGATTGGTTTCCTCGCGGCGTATTCGGCTTTCTATTTGTGGAAATCGAAGAACGAAAATAGGGCAAAGTATGCCCAAAAATTCATCAGAAAGTTCGCAAACAAGTATGGCGTCGATGCGGCTATCCGCATCTCAGAAGTAGTTCTGAAAGATTAAAGGAGGATAACTATGAAAAACGAATTTGTTGATCTCATGCTCACGCTGCTCACGGTTTGTGCATTTACCCTTGTAGCTTTTTTGCTGTCCAACAGCAAGCAGAAGCTCCGGCAACTCATCAGTGAGCTTGTGCAGAAGATGGAAGACGCTGTTCAAGGCTCCGGCATGGGCGCAGTCAAAAAGGAACGCGTTATCGCCCAGCTCCGCACGATGGGCGTTCATGTGACACAATGGGTCGAGGATACTATTGACGCGATCGTTGCCGAGCTGAACAAGAGCAAGGCATGGCTGAAAACGGAGGTGAGCAGCAATGATGAAAGCAAGTGAACTTGCCGCAAAGGCTCTCGATATTGCGAAAAATTACCTCACCGTCTATGTCTGGGGCGCTGTAGGCTCCCCGGTCACAGAGCAGACGATCAGCGACAAGGTCAAGCAGTATCCATCCAACCGGACAAGCGGCCATGAAGCGCGAGCCCGAGCGGTCATCGGGAAGAACGCATGGATGTTTGACTGCGTCAACCTGCTCAAGGCCATCCTCTGGGGCTGGAAGGGCGACGCCAGCAAGTATTACGGCGGCGCAACGTACTGCTCCAACGGCGTTCCCGATATCAATGCCGATACCATGTTCGCCAGGTGCACACAGCAGAGCGCCGATTTCTCCAACATTCAGGTCGGCGAAGCGCTGTGGATGAGTGGCCACATTGGCGTATATGTCGGCGACGGCCTCGGCGTTGAGTGTACGCCGGCGTTCAAAGGCGGCACACAAATTACCGCCGTCGGCAACATTGCGCCGAAGGCAGGCTACAACACCCGCCGCTGGACGAAGCATGGCAAACTCCCGTATGTTACATACGACAATTCCGCAGCACCTGCTTCGCAGAAGAACGGCAAGATTGTTGTGAATGGCAAGGAACACCCGATCAATTTGATCCTTCGCAATGGCGCAAACTATGTCAGCGAAGCTGATTTGTTTGAAATCCTCGGACTCGACATCAAGGAAATCGACACGATCAGCAATGCCGGTGCTCCATTTGTTAAGATCCGCGATATCGCAAAGGTTGCTGGATGGAAGGTGAGCAACAGAGGCAATATCGCAGTTATCGACACGAAGTAAGATGCGGAGGAAACCAAAACGCGGCGATATGCTGCAACTCAGACTCGCATCAATGTACGCAAATCCGTGCGATAAGGAACCATCGAAGTTCTGCTCTGGATCTTATTATTTATGGGGAGATGAACAGAAAAACGGGCGGTATCCAATCGCTGATACACATTCAAGATGCGGCATTCATGGCTACATCACAGGATGGATTGACAAAGAACTCGTTGTAATTCAATACTGAAATCTGACCCTCTCTCGGAGAAATCCGGGGGAGGGCTTTTTTTGTTTGTCCTTTTGGACAGTCCGCGGACAGTCCATTGGACGTGTCCTTGGGACAATCCTCGGACTGTCCACTGGTAAACATAAACGTAATCATAACCATAAACGTAACCATAAACTTAAAGGTAAAATAGAAAAAAGAAAATAAAAAAAGAAAAAGATAAGCACACAAGCAGATAAAATATCCGATAACGGAAATATAGAGATATATAGCGATAAAAATATCCGAAAACTATTGACTTTCGACTGCGATACCACTACGATTAGTATAGAGGGAAACAAAATTAAATCGCGCCCCTTGGGCAAAAAAATGGCCCATCCGCCACAAAGCCGCTAAATGGGCTGTACAGCATTTTTATTTCTGGACATCAAATTACACCACCGAGCGTGGAAAACCGGAGCCACAGCCGCCAGAGGGCTGACAAGCCTATATCCTGCGAAATTTCAAAACAGTCAATCAAAAATGGCTGATTAGAAATGCGAGAGGGATGAAGACTCTTTAATTAGATATGATTCCAATTTTCTGTGAAGCATGCTGATATGCAAATGTCCAGTGGACAGTCCGTGGACAGTCCGCAGATGTGTCCAGCGGACAGTCTGCGGAACGTCCACAGAGATGTCTGCGGACTGTCAATAAGAATAAACAATGGAAAGGATGGTATGGAAGTATGAAAAAAGAAAGATGCAGCAAGAAGGACTACTATCTGGGCATCGCAAAAGCCGTCTCTGCAAGGTCAACCTGTCTGCGGAGACAGTATGGAGCCGTCATCGTCAAAGATGATGAAATCATCGCAACAGGCTATAACGGGAGTCCGCGAGGGACGACCAACTGCTGCGATAGCGGCGAGTGTTGGAGAGCGGCAAATGGTATTCCGCACGGTCAGCAATACGAAAAGTGTGTTGCCGTTCATGCTGAGGAAAATGCGATTATCTCCGCCGCCAGGCGGGATATGATCGGCGCTATCCTCTATCTGTATGGCGAAGAGAATGGAAAGTCCATTGATGCAGAACCGTGCGAGATCTGTAGAAAGCTTATTCTGAATGCTGGAATTGGCCTCGTCTACAAGAGTAAGGGAGGTGAATGAAAATGAAAGATACAAGACTCGAAGTGAAAGAAGTAGTCCGGAAAGCGGTGAATCAGGCAATGGAACACCCGGAAGATCGTGCTGCAATGTTTGACTTTATCACTGGCTTATATGGCCTGAATGTCTGGGCGGATATGTGTGGGACAGAGTCTGAGATTTTCAACCAGGTGGCAATGGATAAAAAGCAGCTTGAAGATATCGCTGCATTGCAAGAGCAGGAAATCAGAAAACTCAGGTCGTTCCTTGACGCTGCTGTAAGAGCGAATCAGATCTGCAAGTTTTGTGCACTTGATGGAGAGGAAAACTCGAAAAGCTGCATAATCCATGAAGGGAGCTGTGGCGGATTCTTTGATTCAAGACTTGCAAAAGCACCCAATGTTATTGAGTGATGTCCATACTAGAAAAACACACAGAAAGGAATGCACAGAATGGAAATGTTTGATGTCAGAAAGTACCTTGTCCAAGCTGGTGTAAGGCCAAGCCTCGTTGGTTTGGACTACCTTACGGATGAGGTCCTTTCTGCTGCAAAAACAAAAAAAGAAAATGGGACATTTCGACGCCTTCACGCGGATGTTGCCCAAAAGTACAATACTACTCCGGGCGCTGTGGAACGTGGAATTCGTAACGCGATTCGTTCTGCTATGGATAATAACCCGGACTTCATTGCGGACATTGGCCTCAGTGATTGTCACGGGGACGGAAAGTACACACTTTCAGATTGCGTATATGCCGTGGTTTACTTGCTTCAGGAAGCAGAAGCTAACAACCTGAATCTCCGTCATGCGAATTAAATGATTTGTTGTGACGACTGTTAAATATGAAAACAAGAAGAAAAAAGCAATTCATCAAAAGAATCTGCCCAATCTGTGGAAGTGAATTTGAACAGTACAAACGCATCAAAATACCGCAAAAATACTGCTGCAGATCATGCTTCTACAAAGCGATGAAATGCGGAGAAGTATCCTGCGTGCGAAAAAATCCGGAGGACCTATACAAAAAAGTGCAGGTCAGAATAACAACGCAAATCCCCGTATTTGAGGCATTGAGCCCAACTGTTGGAAGAGTCTACGATGCCGAACGCTATGACGAGTATGGCTGCATTGGGTATGTTGTTGCAATCAACGGAAAAAGAATCAACGTTAGAGCGGATGAATGCAAGGAGGTTGTTGGCTGAATGGGTACGCTAGAAGACAATGCTGTTGTCAGGGCCCTTGGAACTGTTGAACGAGAGTTGAACAGAACTTTTGATTATTACAGCATCGTGCAGAAAAGAAAGAAGCAATACTCGAAAGAAAAACTGAAAATGCCGCTGTCGGCAATGGAACTGCATGAAATGAACGGCAGGCCAGTCTACGTTGGCGCACCATTCAACTATTGGGCGATTGTCGATGCAAAAGGTGATACCGAAAAAAACAAGGTCGTATCTGCCATTGTCAAAATTGAAGGAAAACTTGCAAGGCTCATTCCTGCACCCAGCCTGTATCTCGTTCCGAATAAAGAAGACAAATGGAGCGGAAGTATCGAATTTGTAAAACCGGAAGGTGGAGAAAAAGAGTGAATGGATATCACGAAGATGTAACTGAAAGCTATCAGGAGATTTTGAAACTACGGAAGCTGCTCTCTGAGGCAAGAATTCCGCACGAGTTGAGACGCTGTTTTGACGGGTGGCAGATTCTATATCCTGATTCCAAGAAAACAAAGTGTAGCGTTATCGAACACTGCTACAGCTACGGGCATGACTTAGATCGGCTTGAGATTATGGGATTGCTTACAAAGAATGAAAGTAAGCGGGATTTTGTGCTTGGAAATCTCGACGCCAAAGAAGTGTTTGATAGAATCCAACCCCATTATGAACACAATTTTAAGAAAAAATGAGTTGTTACAAATGCAAGTGCAATATGTGCATATACAGCTGTGAGTTGGAATCTCAGTACATTACTGTCGGGGAGGTTCAAAACGTCGAAGATATCTGCTGGTGTTGCGATGAGTGCAGCTGGTACGACGGAGATATTCATAAACGCTCACAGAAGCATTTTGAATGCGAGAAGCATCAGTATCCGAAAAAGTACATTCAGATGCGGCAAATGCACGAGGAGATGAAAGCAGAAAGAAGGCGAAGGTGCTTTCGGGTGCTGGATGGAAACAAGGACACTGCGTGTTCAGTAAGAAATGAGGAATAAAAATGCTCAAAATCGAAAAAACGGAAGTCGTTGGCTGGGAAGCGGCCATCAGAGGAATGCGCAATCCAACAAACTCTTTAGAGCAGAGCGATAGCGATTACCGACCAATCCTCTGCAAAAGGTGCGATAACTGTATGTCGTATCAGCTTGAGCAATGGGGTGACTGTGAACAGTGCGAAGTGGAGAAGCAGGCAGAAGCCCATGTCGGTTATATGGTTGGCCCCAATGATCTCGAACTCATGACTTGCCTTCGCAACGCTGGTACGGATCATCGGAAGTTCATGCAGATGGTCAATGTGTACGCTGACATCACAGCTCCGCTTTATTGGTGGATGGAGTTCAAGACGTATTGTGCAGGTGGAGAGTTTGGAGATAATGAGCCGGATATCATAGATGAGGGATATTCGGAATATGACATCGAGAGGAACCGCTTCTCCACGATGCACAAGATTGCGAAAAAAGAGTTTAAGTTGGAAGATTTCAGTCATGAGCATCTGACAATTCTCCCATTAAAAGCACTCAGAAATACTATCGAAACCCTTAATAGTTGTCGGAATGGGTATCTCGCTATGAAGAATAGGCCAACTAGAGAACTCAAAAAACGAAATGAAGATCTCAAAGAAATTTGGCGGCAGATGATCCAACTTCTTCCTGGTTCCTACAACCAGAAGAGGACGGTAATGCTGAGTTATGAGGTTCTGGCTGATATGTATGAGTCCTGCAAGAACAGCGAGCTCGACGAATGGCATATGTTCTGTGATTGGATCAGGAGCCTTCCGTGTTCGGAGTTGATTACAGGAGATAAAAAATGATGGTTAAAGAAATCTGCGAACGCTGCGGAAACACGTTCGACGCTGGGCCTAATGCTCATTTCTGCATGGCCTGTAGAAAAGAAATGCTGAGTGAGCAGGCAAGAAGGCGCAATCTCAGCAGACTCGGGAATGCCGCCAGGTGGCATAGAAAGGACCAGGAGAAAAGTCGATGAGAAGACTGATGTTCAACCTCAAATTGAAATTGCGTGCATTCATCTGCAAGGTAAAAGCTGGAATGATCCACGCTCTTGGTGGGGTGACGAAACTTGAGAGCGCGCAGACGGTGATGAATGACCGTTATACCAGACGGGACATACAGATTAAAACGGCAAGATACACGCAGATGATCGAACGGAGAGGTATGTCATCTGGTTTCTTCGAGGGACATATTGAACATTTCAGAATGTACGCACCGTGTGAGATCGGAAAATACTTGGCGGAGAAAGGCGCAATCACGATCAAAAGAGAAGAACGCGATGGAGCAATCGTGCTTACTGCGGAGACGAAGTATATAGAACCGCAGGAGAGTTACGGGCCAGAGCGTGTTATGCCCAGTCAAATTATCTGAATAGGAGATCAAGAAATATGAAAGAATTAGCAGAACTGAAAGACCTTATGGCTGAATTGCTGGATGGTGAAATCCAGTATGAGCCGGAGATGGCTGTTACGGAACGAGGAAAAGAGATCATCAACGAGATTGCAGATTATGCAGAGACAACTGAGTTGTTTAGAAAAGAGCACCATCATGGCGATCTGATGCTCCAAGGAATGACCTTCCGCGAGGTGTTCGCCTATATGCTTGATCGCGTATGCAATGCGCCAACCATTCTTCATGTGACCAGCAGCGTCATCCTCCTCATGCCGTTCGTCCGGGATGCCATGATGAAATATCCGCCGGAGGTGAAAAACTGAATGGTTATCGTTGAAATACATGAAAACGGATTTAAGACTACCGGAATAACAGGCCCGAGCCTTGATGGCTTCATGGCTTCGCATATGTCTGCAATCTTATTTTCCGCAGCGCAAAGTGCCACAGAAACCATGCACAAATTAAATCCGGCTTTCAAAACCAGTTGGGAAACAGATAAACTTCACGGAGGGCTCTTGACAATGTGGGGTCCGTCGAATGAGGAGGAAAAGCAGAACTGCGATGGAATGTTGTTGCTGCTACTTCATGGTTGCATCGCACTTGCAAAAATGTATCCAGATCAGATCCAAATGAAATATGTCGACACGAAAGGGACGAATGGAAAATGAAATCTGTAATGATCAGCATCAAGCCCTCTTGGTGCAAGAGAATCATGCTGAAGGAGAAAACGGTTGAGATCCGCAGAACGAGACCGATTCTCGATACGCCGTTCCGCTGCTACATATACTGCACGGCCGAGAGGGGACGGAAGAATACACTCTTTGTTGCCGGCAGCGACGGAGCAGACTATGCTCTGAACGGACGTGTCATTGGAGAGTTCACATGCAAAGAGATTCAGAAAATCTCGAGGATCGGATCCACAGGAAGTCGCCAGCCTGAAGTATATAACGCGACCAGATACGAAAATGGAATCCAGAAGCAAGGGATGACGCAAAGCCAGCTGCTTGAGACTTCCTGCCTGACTTTCGAGGAAATGGACAGGTATCTTCACGGGTTCGGCTTTGCATGGATTGTTTCTGATTTGCACATTTATGGCATCCCGCGAGAACTCCGATGGTTCAAGAAATGGCATGACGACGGCATGTGGTCAACGCTCTTGAATGTCGAACGGCCTCCTCAAAGCTGGGGCTATGTGGAGGAACTGAAATGAGTGGCTACAGCAACGAGAAACGCCAGTGTTGCAACTGTGTTCATGGAATTGAAGAAGGCTTTAACTCTATCAACGAACGGACTATCTACTGCGAACTGACGGCGGAGTGGATGAATGTGAATCTCGGTGAATGTCTCGGAAACTGCGAAAGCGAGGATGACAGCCCATGGAACGTCTGACGAAATACAGCAAGAAAACCTCACATGAAAACGGCATCTGTTGCACTCATTTTGGAAGTCCTGAATGTTACGATGTCGGCGGCAACTGTGCCATGAATTGCAAATGGGAAGAAGCTGCATGGGAACGACTCGCAGCATACGAGGACTCGAAATACCCACCGGATAAAGTCGCTTGGGCGGTTGGGACTATCGAAATGGCATTCGATGAAGACGAGACCAGAATCACCCACATGCACGATCTGGCTGTTGCTGATGGAGAGGGACGGGTTGTTATGCTTCGGTTCAAGATCGGCAACACAGCATGGTATTACAATTCAGATTTCGGGACCGAACTCCCATATGTTGTTGAAGCGGTGCATATTTCGAGAGAGGCGACTACCTACGAAGCAAACTGCTCACACGACGGCGAACTGCTGGATTCCATTGATTTTGAAGATTCCGACGTCGGGAAAACAGTTTTCTGTACGCAGAAAGAACTCAAAGAAGCAATGGAGGCAATTAGAGATGGCGTATAGCGTATGCGTCACCTGTGATGTATGCGGCTCTGGGTATCAATGGGAAGACCATTCGGTATCGTATTCTACTGCTGTGAGAATCGCTAGAAAAGCTGGATGGAGCATCGGGAAGCGCGGATGGAGCTGCCCTCGCTGCCAGAAGAAAAAAACTACTGCCGAAAGTGAAGAACACAATATGGAGGATCAGTAATGTTTGACATTATTACAAAGGATGGGAGAAGATACACGGTGTATTATGTACGCACTGCTCCAAACCGAATGTATGTTGACACTTACTTTCTGGTATATGGAGAGACCAATGGATGGTATTGGCTGGATTCCAGCAACTGCATTCCGTGCAAAGAAGGGCGTGAATGATGGAATACGTTGAAAAGGGCTATGTTTTGGCTGTCCTGCGGCTAGCAGCACGCGGAGCCAGCCTGTCAGCAACTATGCGCATTGAAGAGGCGTACAAAAAGATACAGCAATCTCCTGCAGAAAAAGTAGAGCCGATTGTAGAGGCAGAATGGATTCGGGATGAACGTGGATTTTGCATATGCTCGCATTGTGGGGCAATCTGTCCGTATGAAGTCAGCAACGCCGACTATATCAAATACTGGCCCGATATGCTCCGCTGTCACAGGTGCGGCACCCATATGAACAGAGGAAAGGATGAGCCAGGTGAAGAAGTATTATGAATATGACGACGTTATCAAGCTTCTGAAAAAGGCGTGCAGCGTCACTGAAGCCAACTTTCTATGTGATGGGCAGGCTTATATTGGTTTGAGCGGAATTCCAAGAAATGTTGAGAACTTCATGCTTGCAAAGAGCCTATTGGATTCCATGGAACCGGAGCCGGTTCGGAATGTGACCTTCTGCCAGAACTGCGAACTGTGGAACGAGTGGGATCACGCTGGCAGAAAAGAGTATGGAAACTTCGTTTGTTCCTGTTCGCATTGGTCTGACGACGGCTATTCGATTTACACAGGGCTTGATGACTTCTGCAGCAATGGGGAACCAAAGATAGTCGACGAAAAACAAACTGAAGTCATTGAATCCTGAGTATAATGTAGTAAAACAGCAGAAATATAAGCCAATTACCCTGTTGCGATTCTTTGCATTTGCGTGGTATAATCAAAAAAAGCCTGCAAGGAGATGTGACGATGCTTGATAGTATAAAGCGTATTTTTTGGATAAAAAGAAATGCCCGTAAGATCAAGCGACATTACAAGAAGTATCCTTATTCGTTCTATGATATTGATGAGTTCGATGATTTCAACCACGAACATATTTGCTTTGCTTCCAGAATCACAAATGTCGAGCTTTCAGATATCTGTCCTCTGAAGAATAAACCGAATCTCACACCCGGAGAAATGGACGAGTGTGAGCGCTGCAAATATTTCGGCATTGTCTCATATTTGATCGATCCATTAACCGGAGAGAAACAAATCCACTTTGATCTGAATAAGGATGTTGTATCCGTACACGAATAATTGACTACTGAAAAATGGGCGTCCTCTTGAGCGAAATTCAAGAGGGCGCCCGCTTTTTATATTTTAGACAAATTCGGAGTCTAGTTTTGTGCAACATTTCATATTACGGTCTTCAGGACTTTTCCATATACACATACCTCTAGCATAATCAAGGCAGATAAGGGCGTCAAAAGCCTCACATGGGAACGATAGAAAACGGAAATAAAATTAGATAAAAATTAGAAATATCCAAAAAACAACTTGACACACGGTTAGGTTGTGCTATCGTAAAGATACGATAAATCAATCCCACGCAACACAACAGGAGGAAAAGAGAATGGCGAGATACTGGAAACCAAGCAAAGCAAAAGTCAGAAATGACATTCGAACCGCACAGGAAGGTTTCGAGGCAATCTCCCGGACCAGACACAAGGCAATCGGAGAAGAAAAGCCATTTGAATACCGAACCGAGGTTGTGGAAGCTGCTTACCTTATGATGCAAGCAAGAGATTACATTGAAGAAGCAAAAATATGGAAGCCTGAAAATGGAAAGGCATGGGTTGGGTTTTCAAAGAAGAATTACGATTTCTGCCTCGAAAACTCGAAGGCAACATATGAGCAGTATTGTGCGCTTAAAGCGCGTATTGCAAACAAATTTGTGGTTTCCGAAAACACTATCACGCACGACATAATGGCAGCATTTTATGCTGCCTGCTGAGGAGGATAAATTATGAACGACCAGAAAAAGTACATGGTTCAGTGGAAAATCAGCACTTCGATTTGGAAGGAGCCACGGTATTTCGAAAGTGAGACTGAAGCCAAGAGATTCTACGAAGAACTGATTCGTTCTGGTGTAACCATAGTCGAAATGTATTATAAATGCCGCGTTGGATATAGGCGAATGAATCTGATATGAGGAGGATTAAGATGTTTAAGATTAAAACGCAGTCGCTGCTTGAAGAAGCGTACTGCCTGCTCAGAGAAATCGAGAAGCGCAAGCAGGCTGGAAGGCGGGATCTCGACCAGTACGAGATCCACATCAAGAAGGAAATCCGGCGCTACAACAAGGCACAGCAGGAAGGCATCATCGGAACCATCATCAAAGATTACGGAATTGACGGATATGTTTCCCTTGAGAAACTTCCGGATCAACTGAACGGCTCTGATATCGACGATGTCAATGAGTGGTTTGAGGAACACCGTGCGTATCCGGAGATCCGCTCCGCGTATGACTGCACTGGCCGGCCGTTCACAAACTGGTTCAAATGCTTCCGCAGGCGCGGACATTGGATGGCGTACCATTCAGTCGGATACGACTGCTGAAAACATACATCAGACGAAGAACTTACGAAGCTGACCTATCGGCGTAACGGGGAGAAAGGAATCATCATGGAAGACAAAATCATCATCGATCGCATTGACGCGGAAGAATTTCTTGAAATGCTTATGGATGCCGCCAAGCAGGACAACCCGACCAAGTATTACAGTACCGCACAAATCATTGAAAATATCGCAAACGAGTTCAAGACGCTCTGCAAACTGTAAAACGCTGCCTGACCTATCGGGCACACGGGGAGAATGGAGAAGGCATGAGCAGATATGAAAAGATTCCTATGATCGAAATGGCAGACCTTAATGATCTGGAACTGCTGAAAACGCACCGGATCTACAGCGATGAATTTGAGAAACTGCCCGAGGAACGAAAGCTTGAAATCTACAAGTATTGCAAGCTTCACGCGACTTGCCCCGGATGCCTTGCGAGCCTTGAGCAGATCCGATACGCTGTCACGAAGCTGTATTTTGGATGGCCGGAGAAGGTTGCTGATACGGACTCAAGCTCAAGGAAGCAGTACCAGCGCAAGGCGCATCTGCTGAGAAATCGACTCGGGAAAATCATGGCGGTCTATAAGAATGAACACGACGACAGGCGGCTTGCATACAACGTATATCGAGAGATGCTTGAAGCATGCAAGGCAATGGAGTCGGTTGATAACCTCGCAGTTCATTGCGCGTTCAACAAATACTTTGACGAGGAGGAAGAGCTTATTCAGAAAATCATCGATCGCTTCGAGAACGCAGCAACTTGAGGCATATCAGCTGCCATGCGGCTGTGGCACAGGGAAATATGCGTTCAAAACCAAATTATATACACAGGCAGAAAGAAGCGTAAAAAGGCGCAGAGGGCGCCACAAGGAGGAACATTATGAACTACAAAGATTACTGCGATTTTGCTGAATATCTCAAGAAGATCACGCCGAACGCGTCGGTCGTAAAAGCAAATACGGACAAGGCGCTGACCTTGCTGATATGCGGAATCCAGTTCCGCCCGGAAGGCGTTGGTGTCTCGCTTGGCAGCGATAATGCGGCCTGCAGAGCACTCGGAGATTTTCTTGGGCAGGATGTTGTTGACGCATGGCTCAAGGACTCAATGGCGATTCTTGCAAAGAGCGAGGATATCCGGGCCATATCCGGTATGCTGATGGCACTGATTGAACGGCAGTTCGGGAAGGAGAAAGAAAAGCATGAACAGCCATGACCGGAAGATCCTCGAAAATGTATTTGAGATTTCCATGTGCGCAGCCGAACTGCTCACAGAAAAGAAAATTGAGGTCGAAGATTCGCGGGATCTCTGCAATGCGGTTTTGAGCCTGGCCGAGAAATTCGAACAGGAGCATCCTGACCCGGTGGACTACCTGATGGAGATCTACCTTTTCGCCAGACCGAAGCTGATTGAGCGTTTCAATAAATCCTGATGTCCGAAAACGGATATTTATACAAATAAAAAACGAAAATCTCCGAAATAACACTTGACTAGATAGGTAGGTATGCTAACGTATAGTCACAAACAAAACATAAACACAAGGAGATTTCGAGATGAACGTTGCGTACATGGAACAGCTTCAGAAGGAAGCAACTGAAAAGAAGCTTGACAGTCGTGCGAAGTGGATGCTTCTCCGCGCAGATCTCGTTGGCGAGAATACGGCTTTTGTTCATGATCCTGAGTTCGACTCCACCGCAGATGCGGTAGGATTTGCACAGCAGCTTTCGCTTGCTGGAATCAATGAGCTGTATGTGAGCAGCAGCTGGAGCAATCAGATGGATAACTGGATGGCGATGGATTCGTTCGGCCTGAAGCTTCGGGGTATTGAGAGCATCAAGAACCCGGCGCATGAAAGAAACAACTTGGCCCCGGAGTTTGTTCCGGCATTCAGATTTAGCTTCAAAGACTGAAAGGAGGCGAGCGAGATGACCAGATTTCAGATGGAACTCAGCGGGAAGCTCGGCCAGTTCTGGCAGAACGAAGCCCAAAAGGAACTTGAGCGTGTGAAGCTGGACCTTGAAGCTGGAAGAATTACCGTTGGCGTTGATGGTGTTGCCCGCAACTATCTCGGCCGCGCGCTTTCCAACGATATGCTTGAAAAGCTCGTGATGGTTGCTCCTGAGGAGGTCAAGTTCTTCCTGAAACCTACTCAGAGAGCCAGAAAGGCAGAAGTGGAAGAAGCCTTGCAGCAATACGCCAGCCGACAGCCCAGTGATGAAGAGATGCACGAAATGAAATCGGCTTTCGGTGCCGGAAGTACGGTAGTAGATGTACTGACAGGAAGGCGCTATACGGTATGAAAAACTATGGTTGGGTCAAGTGGAAGCATTGGACGGCTAACGGGCTGGTTGCGTTCGGGCAGATGCCGATCCGAGATGTCGGGCGGGAGCTTCAGAAGCTTGAGGCTAAAGCCATCAAGGTCCTGAAAGAGACCGGCGCAGATCACGTCCTGTACGGCGTGAAGGAATACGACAGAGACGGGGATCTTGACACGGTCCGCTTTTATCTTGAACCGATGTCGGAGCAGGAGTTCGAGGAGCGCGTCGTGAAGAACAGCACAGGGATGACGGTCTACGCCGTCCACAAGAGATAGGAGTATTTGAAATGAAATGCGCTGACTGCTGCTACTTCTGGAAGGAAGAGAATGAAAGTTATCCGTCCTGTCACTGGGAGCCACGCGCACCCGGCGATATGGCTCCGTGCGATTATGAAGATTACTACGACGAGGAGGATGACTGAAATGAAATACTACGCAACCATCACGAGCCGCTCCAGACAGTTCGAAATCGGCGGCACGAAAGAAAGCCTGATTCAGGATCTGAATAGGATGAAGCGTTCGGGCGAACTTGATGGGTCTGAAATCATCTGCATCTACGGTGTAGACCTCAGAACCGGAAACAGGATCGCGGTCAGCGCCGATGATGAGAACCACATTATGAATGCAGCAATAATTTGAATTGGAGGAAAAGAAATGAAAAAGAACACAAGCCTTGCGTGCCTGCCGGAAGTATTGATGCCCGATGATGTCTTTTCCGGGATCGTCAACAGCCATCATGATCGTGTCCGCATGAGAAATGCAAGATCTGCCAGAACGGCCTATATTCGCAGTATCCGCCGGAAGGTAACTGCTGCCGTTATCTCCGCAGTATCCGTGCTGACTGCTGTGGCTGTTCTGGTTGGTGTAGGTATTATCCGCGTTTTCTGATTAACCGGAGAATAGGAGTGAATATGGCATACGAAATTGAACTGCACTACGGCTTCGAGAGAAGCCACGATACCTACGAAACCTACCACGCTTTCGAGGCGACAGACATCGAAGAAGAGGCGGATGACGCCGCCATCGAAGCGAAACTCGCTGACCTGCTCGACTGCAGCCCGGACGACGAGGACTTCGACTGCAAATCCATGCGCATCACCCTGCCTGAGAGAACGGTGGAGCGCATCCGAGCGGAGGGCTATGCGGCCGGTAGAGTCGGCATACTGGCCCAGATGATTGAGGGGCCGTGGAACAACGACGCCTGCAAGGGTTACGCCATCATGGCAATGGAACGTGCTGGCCTTGACCCGGAGATGATCCGCAAGGTCAGTAGTGTGATGACTGACTGCTTCGACGACACATCAGTCGAAGAGGCTGGCCGGTATTACATGAAGGGGGCGATCTATTGAAAGAATTGAAAAGCAGGACGGAGATTGCGTCCGCAATCAATTTCCACCGGTATCCGGTTCTCACGCTGGATCTTGTAGATAAAGATGAGTATGGCTTGAAAGGCTGCAATGTGCTGGTCGATTTCGGAAAGTTCAACACCGGGGAACCATGGTACGAAAAAGGTGAGCTGCGCGTGTATCGGGATGAATGCAGGTTTGAAATCAAAGCATTTGGAACATGCCTCACGAAAGATTTTCTGTACAGAGACTATGAGAAGATCATCGCCTATGCGAACGCGCCAATCATTAAGGCGGACCAGGAGATCCTGATTTGCGTGTATGACAGTAACGCAAGACTTGCCTTCAATCCGATTGTGCTGAAGACCGGCGGCATCACCAAGCATTGCTCAACGCCAATCACGCTGGAGCCGTACAATGCCAGCATGTTTTTGAGATGTGCTGGCTTCAAAGAGGAGGAGATTGGATATGACAAATGAAGAAGCAATCGAACTGCTCGAATCCAGAATTGCACTCGATAAAGACCTGCTGCGGGGGGATGCCGAAAGTGAGTATGCAAAATTTGTCCTTGAGCAGAACGAGGCAATTCAGCTTGCACTGGATGCCTTAAAAGCGTCAGTTAAAAAATAAAAGAAGACATAGAAATCAACTTGACTAGGCGGTAGGTTATGCTAACGTAACGTCACAGTTAAAAATAAAAGAGGCGATAAAATGAACCTGAGCGCAAGTGAGAAATCAATGCTTGTCGATTTGCTGCACGATGCAGTCGACTCCTGGGAAGAGGAAAAGCGGAGTGGAGATGATGATCTCAACTGTACGCTGGAAGCGCAGATACAGTTGGCAAATAAGCTGATTGTAAAACTAGGGGGCATGGTCGTATGAATGAGAAATTCGCGGCGAAAGCAATTCTTATGGCAAGGAAGCACGGGTACGGGATCAAATGGCAGAACCTCCGTTTCGGATTCGCTCGGGCAGTCATTGATTGCAATAGTTATGAGGAAATCTACGCAGTTGAATATCTGTTCAGCAAAATAAAAGATGTTTGGATTGAGCATTGGGCCTGTAGCATCGGTGAGTTTTCTGGCTGCGTTTATGTCATGGATGCTGCCGACCATGAAGAACTTGAACGGTTGCAGAAAGAAGACCAACAGAGGCTAGACGAGTGGTGGATGCGATATCACTTCGCAGATGAAGAAACCCGTCGCCTTATGGCTTGCGGGGCAATTCAATAGGAGGAGAAAATGGAAGAGCACATTGAATACGGAGCATTCGTTTATGACAAAGAGCATGGAAAATATGAAAAACTGTTTTCCACATCAGCCTCTGCACTTCTTGCAAAGAATCGTGCCATTGAAAAAGCATACGAACTCAACAGGTTTATGAATCGAAATTTCGATGCGAGCAAAGTCGTTGTAAAAAGGAGACATGTATATGTAATCAGAGAGGAATGGAGTGAATGCAATGAGGATTGACGAACTGCCGGACAAAGCCGAAGGACTCGGCTGGCGTGTCCGCGAGGATAGCAGAGGAGGAAAATAGCAATGTTTGAAGACATTTCGTTCGTAGAGTTCTGCAGCGAGTCCGCTGAAGAGTTCCGGAACCTGACAGTCGCCGTAAAAGGGGCTGACGAAAAGACACTGTGTGAACTCGAAGACCGTGTTCACGCCAAGATGGAGAACATGACAATGTACGATTCAATGTGCGATTCCATCCAAGAAGCGATGCAAGAACTCAGCATTGAATTCGAGGTTATTTACCCAGACAGACACATTGAACTTCGTTGATGTCTGTCAATCGTTAGAAAAACAGAGGAGGAGTAAGTTTGACAAAGGATGAGTTGCGAGAGAAGCTTCTTGGAGGTGCCATTATGGATGATCTGTTTGCATTCAGAGACGGCCAAGAATGTGATATTTTTAAGGCCGCTCGGTTTGAACTGGGTGATCAAATCATCTACATTCCCGACCTTGCCCTGAACCTGATTCCGGTCACGGAGCCTGCAAATGACCCAGAGGATGTTGACGAGATTGTCGATTGTTGTTACACCGGCAATGACTTCGCCGCAGAGTGCAATGGGGATGTGGAGAAGGCAAGACGCCTGTTTTGGTACTGCGACTGGCAGCATCCGAGTTCAGCACTGCCAGAAATCGAAGATGAGGCGGAGTGCCTTGAAACCGAAAGCGGAGAACTCCGCTGCGCACATTGTAACGAACTTCTGCTTTGCGACGAATGCGGAGATATGCCGGAGGAGTGCCCGAACTGCGGGTCGACTCTTGTGTATCCGGCAAGTATTGGGGGCGAGAACAGTGAACCGTAGAGAAGCAATCTGTGTCATTGAAAGCATGCTGGATGGATCGACTGTACTGACTGTGCAGGCTGTCAACGCAATGGTGCTTTCACTTGAAGCGCTGAAACATCCTGAGAAGATTTCGTGTGGAGGATGCAGCCTCTTCAAAGACGAAGACGCATATGGGGATGGGATGTGCTCCAAACATCAAAAGACGGTGAATTGCACTGATCAAGACTGTATGGACTACGAATAGGAGGAAAGCATGAAAGACCTGAAGGGGAAGTTTATCGACATCTACAAAAACCACATCGGCCGTGAGGGCGCAGACAAGCTGCTTGAGTGGCTGGAAAAGTCAGATTTCTTCACGGCACCGGCAAGCACAAAATACCACCTTGCAAAGCAGGGCGGCCTGCTGCAGCACAGCCTGAATGTGCGGGACCGGCTGGAATACCTGTGTCACGAGGAGACAAAATTCAATAAAGAATTCACCATGCCGTCGTTCGAAAGCATTGCGATCTGCGGCCTGCTGCATGATCTGTGCAAGGTCAACCTTTATAAAACGGAGATGCGGAACCGGAAGAACGAGCAGGGGCGATGGGAACAGTATCCGTGCTATATCCATGACGATAAACTCCCGTATGGGCACGGGGAAAAGAGCGTGTACATCGCTTCTGGGTTCATGAAACTGACAAGGGAAGAAGCAATGGCAATCCGCTGGCACATGGGGCCGTGGCAGGATGGAGAAAAGCAGGAGGCAGGCAGAGCGTTCGAGATGTACCCGCTTGCGCTGCTTACTCATGTTGCAGATATGCAGGCGACTTTCATTGACGAAAAGACGGAAAAAGAATGACATGAGTGAAGGCGATTACTGCGGCATGGATGCCGGCGAATACTACGCAACAAAGGACTTCCGTGACCGGGAGCGATTCTTCCGGAATCAAGAAATAGAGGAGCAAATGAAAAATAGAACCACAGTAAGGCATGGTATGCTGGACGATCTGAAAGCCTATCTTACACAAAGCGGATGGAAGATTGAGCCCACAAAGGGCGCCTACGAGGTCCTGCGGGCTGTAAATAAACAGTATCCGCGCCCTCTGCTCGTGTACGATAGAACAAGCGGCGGATGCGGATACAGTATCGATGAACGGGATCTCACAATATACAACGGCTGGAGAAGAAACCGGACAAAGCGTGGGCTTAATCCGAACTATGAAACAGCGGAAGAGCGGGAAGAATATTGGCTTCAGAAATAAAACAAGTCAACAGTAACCGGAAAAAGGCTTGAGGTTTTTTTCTTCTGGCTACTATTGACTAGGCGGGTGGTTCTGCTACGATATAGTCGTAGGGTAACTCCTACAAATACATGAAGCATCGGGCAGGAGGTGCATTGAAGTGGAGAACGATAACATGACGAAAGCAGAACTGATTGTTTTTCTCAAGACTATTGCAGAAAATATCCGTCTCAAAGCCAAAGACGGAAACGAAGCCGCTGAGATCATCCTGGAGATGATCAAGGAACTCAAAGCACACGAATAATGAAAAGAGCCCTCCGCGTCCAGGTAGCAACTAGCAGCGGAGAGCCCGAACCCAATTAAGGGGCAGTGGAACCTGCCTTCCACTCGCCCCTTGATCGTAGCACAAAGGCAGGAAGAAATCAAGGGAGGTACACACATGGATGGTATGTTCAAATATGTCTTGGAACTGCTGGAGGCCAGCACGGACAGAGAGAAAGAAAAGGCATACCGGCATCTCTTGAAAATCGGAATCGACCGCCACACGGCAGACGTGATGGCGGCCGAATTCTATTCTGGGGAGGTTTTGACAAGATGACACATGATGAGATCAAGGCTGATATCCTGCAATATCTTTCGGATGAATACTGGTACTGCAAAGACAAGAACGGGCGTTTCAACGTTGAGATGTATGCGGATTATCGGGATGAACTCTGCGAAAGCAGTATCAATGAGATCCTGCAGGCAGATGATCCGTATGAAGCGTTCTACGAAAAGATGGATGAGATGTATATGGAGGAAGAATGGCATCTCTTCGATGAGGAGTTCGATAAGATCATGAAACGCTATGACATCCCTGAAGAGTGTGAGGATGATGCGAGAGATATTCTCGAAGCGTATTTGGACTTCTACGCGCCGACAGATCATTTTCTCAAACAGGATGTTTGTGTTGATATTATGATGGATACCGGCGATGGCAATTACGATTACGTTCTGAACTCGGTCTATCCGTGCTGGTACGGCCAGGAGAAGGAAAGAATCGATGATAAGAGTTCGCTTCTGTGGCTTGCAAAGCAGCAGGGCTATACGAAAACGCAGCTGTGGCGTGCGCTTCTGACTGGAGACATTTCTGATCCGAAAGGATTTCTTGAAAGCTGCCGGCAGGAGGTAGCTAATATCACGTCTCAGATGAACACACTGACGTTTCTTGTGAAGATGCCGCTGCGGGATGTAATCAAGCTGAATCAGATGGTGAAGCTTCAGGAGCGTAACGGGCATTTCTGGGATGCAACCAAGAATCCGTACTGCGGATATCTTGTTCTTGATAAGTCCGTCATGTGCGGCTTGTATAATCCGTGGGGAGGCGGCGGAAGTGTCCTTGAAATCCAGTGCGAAAAGGATGTAAAGATTCCTGTCCGCTTTATCAGATCTGTACTCCCGGATGGAGCGGATGGATACTCGGTCGGAAGTGTTTATGGGATGTGCGGATCTGCATGGAAAGAGTGTTTGAAGGAAATCCACGTTCCGAATGAATTCAAGAAGGAGATTGCATGATGGAAACGAAATTTGAAAGAATCGTTGGAGCTACCATTTCTGTGCGAGTCGATTATCAGACCTTGGATGATATCGTTGTCACTGCCCTTGAAGGCGGAATCGGATGGTGGGCTTGCCTCGATAATACTGGGCCGGAATGGGATGACGAGCCGGAAAAGATGGCTACGTCTGAATATGCGGCGTTGCTTATCGCAAATGGGAAAAAACTCAAATTTTCTGATGCTACTGGGGAATTGGAAGAAAACGAAGAGCCGAAATGCCCGTGGGAAGTTGATGCAGACACGATTATTAACGGAATTGGGTTGTATCTCGAATCTGAGGGTGGAACAAATATTTTGACGGATGGTAAACTGAATTCCATGAAAATCGACGCAGATGTTGCGTCAGACATCTTCCAGTTCGGGATTTTTGGGGATTGTGTTTTTGGGTGAGAAAATGGAGAACAAGTTTTTCAAGACGTGGGCAGAACTCACGGAGGATCAGAAGAATACCTGCCGAGGAGAACTGTTCGGTATCGGCGAAGAGGCGCTGGAGAAATGGCAGTATCACTTTGATGGTGTAAAACTTTCGGCAATCTGCTTCAACAAGTGGGAAGAGCACTTCCCGTATGTAATCACGGATTTTGCCCGTGATGCGGCTCTTGAAGAAGCGTGGGATGACTTCGCTGATATCCCGATGGATCCGGAAACAGAATGTATGGAAGAACCGTTCCTATTCTTCAAGGCTGGTACGAATCGAGAAGAAATCTGGCACTGGTTCGATGAACACCATTCGAAAGGTGTGTATTGGTTGCTGTATGAAAGAGGACTGAAAAAATGAGCGAATACAGCATTTACAGTCCATTCGACATCCAGCAGCACAAAGAGAAGTATGTCAATTATTTGGAGGTGGTCATTTCACCAGATGGTGTCATTGAGTATGCCGTTCCTTCACATTCTGAAATTCTGATCAGGCACTGCTGCGAGATGAAGGAGATATCCAGAGAACAGTTCTACGCCCTTGTGCCGAGAGAATACTACTATGATATGATGACATGGCTGTGCATGCAGACCGGATATATTGCTGTCTGGAATGATCGTTTTGCTTGTTATGGAGGGCTTACGGGAAAGCAGAGGAGTAAATTGAAAGCGTTGAAACTTGCTGGGCTCTATCGAGGAAACATACTGAAAACTGCAATTTTTTGAAAGGCCGTTGACATTATCTCCGTTTCGGTGTATTCTGCATGAAAGAAGAGTACGAAACGGAGGGGAAGAAGTGACAGCTGACGATATCGTAAAATGTGTACTGAATCTTCGAGGGATAAACGGATATACTGTTGCACATGAAATAGGATGGAGTCCCCAAAAGTTCAGCAAGAGACTTTCAAATGAGACGATGAAGGTCCATGAACTGAGTATGATACTTGATCGTCTCAACGTTGACATGGTATTTATCGACAGGGAAACGGGAGAAAGAATCCATCCAATATGTGCCGGGATGGGTGAGCCTGTTAGTCGGATCGTGGATAAGGTCAAGTACAGTACCGAAAAGTCGAGTGCACTCGCAAACAATTTCTATTCGGATGGAACAAACAAGTATAATGATGGGAAAGCGCTGGAATTGTATGCAGATAACTCAGGTAGGTTCTTCTTTGCCGAATACTGTGAATGGGATGCTGCTAAGAATGCCATTATCCCTGTAAGTAAAGAAAAGGCGGAGGAGTTCATCAAAAAGCATGGAACAAGAATTCTGAAGCACCCAAAAAGGAATACGGATGAATAACCAAAGCCCCGGCCGCCGACCGGGGCTTTGTTGTGCTTCCGGCACGGCGGAATTGAGTTATGGAGCAGGCCATATAGCCTGCTCTTTTCGTATATACGGATGCTTTAGAGAGGCAAGGGATTCAATAGAATGCCATTTGGAATTTGAAGAACATCCACATATCCCCCTGTAATATTCTAAGCAGGTAAGGGCGTCAAAAGCCTCACACAATATACATGAAAACGGATATAAAATGAAATAAAAAAATAAAAATATCCAAAAAACAGCTTGACAGACGGTCGGGGTGTGCTACGATATAGTCACAAGAAAAACAAAGAAAAGGCAGCTGGGGCAATAGTTCCGGAAGGCCGAAGAAAGGAGAAGTTAAAATGAGCAGGAGCATTTATGACAGTATCGAGAGCGCGGAGGAATTGCTGAAAGAGGTCGCGGCACATGGCCTGAGTCTCAAGAGTGAGGATATTTGCAGAGCACAGGATATTTTCGGGCACTCTCCAGTAAAGGAACTTGTCAGACTGGCTAATGATAATGGACGCCTGAAAGATTTCAACGGCGAGCCCGATCCGCGCGGAACGGTTTCCTCTGGCCGCGACGGCCTGAGCAAGTATTTCTATCAGGTCGCATTTCATATTTGGAGTTGGGAAGATGCAGTTCGGTTCTACAACACGAACAGCAACTTCGTTTACATCGACAGGATGGAAGAATCCAAGGCCCTCCGTGAACGGGTGAAGACGCAGGAAACGGCGATTGATGGACTTAAACGGGATATTGAGGGTGAACACAACAGACGCCAGGAGGCCGAGAACGAAATGGAAGCCGCCAATAAGAAACTCGTCCATCTGGAAGCTGAAGTTCATGACCGCGACATGACGATCATGGAGTTGAAAGCAAAACTGTATGACCTTATGATGAAGGAGCAAAAGAGATGATTGATCCTATTTGCCTGCTTCCTCTTGTTGGATTCTTTTTCGTTCTTGCTGTCGGGTGCTTCATTACGGACAATCTTCCACGCATTCTTCGTTTTATCAGAAGAATACTTTTTATGCGTAAAAATTTCAAAAGAATCAACGAAATGTTCAGAAGTGAGATTTGAATGGAGAACTCTGACTCGTGGATAAATCAAGTGCAGAGATCTATGCCAAACAGGCAGATAGAATCAAGTACAGATATGGACCAACAGTTGAGGAATTCAGAAAGATTGATGATTCACGCAGAGAGATCTGCAAATTGTACGACCAAATCATGACTGCCTGCGGCGTGATGAAGGGGATTGATGATCCGTTTATTCGGGATGCAGTTGATCGGAGACTGGTAGATCGGATAGCCTTGCTGGGGCGAATGATCGAATGCGTGAAGCGGCGAGATGAGAAAAGGGCCGACGGTACTTCCTACTTGGTCTACAAGAGGAGTTACCAGATCACGGATGGAAAGCTCCTGAAAACGACAATGCTTGGGGAGCTCGCAAGAAAGTATGCGGATGAGGAAAAAGAGAAGGACCCTGATTCTATATACTTCGTTGTCAGGAAAAAGAAGGACGGCAGCTTGCGCTGCATTTACCGGCTCGAATAAAAAATACGGTTTTTTCCGATATGGATATTGACTAGGCGGCAGGTTATGTTAACGTAACGTCACGCAAAAAGGAAGGAGATGGTTCCGCGTGGGAGACATCGGCTATATGAACATTGAAACCGGTGAACTGCTCACCAGAAGCGATATGCTCAGTCAGTTCAAAACGGAGTACGACGGAGATGATCCAACGAACTGCCTTGACTGGAGTGAGTATTACGAGGAGGTGATTCTGAATGGCGAAGATTATGCTTGAACTGAGTCATGATGAAGTCAACCGTGAAATTCCGTATGTCATGGTCTGCATGGGCAGGTATGGGAGCACATGGGGAACCATGCACAGAAAACGTCGCTGGGCAACGGAATTCACTGAGCGTGAAAAGAAAGCGGCTACGAAGCTGTTTGCAAAGTCGCATGAGTGGACGCTGACCAGAGGTGTTCCTGACAGCGTCGTGATGAGCGTAGAGACATTCAAACTGTGGCAGAAGCTTGGAGATTTCCTTGCTTCGATTTGAGGAGGAAAGAATATGAAGAAAATCGTCAATCCCACGATGCACGAAGGCTATGGAGCAGCGCCGGTCAGAGGGTTCTGCAAGATCGAATTCGAGAACGGAAAACTCAGCATTTGCGGCGTGATCGGACCGACACGCAACGGAAACTGTAAAGGCTCATGCGGACAGTGCCAAGATGAAATCCGAGAAGGGAAGCCGGCAGAAGGCTGGACGGATGAGATGATCCGGAAGTTCTGTGACATCTGGGATGCGTGGCATCTGAACGATATGCGGCCGTATTGTGAACATCAGAAGCAGCTCGGCTGGGACAAGCTTGCAGTCAAGGCTGTCAACCTCTATAACTATACGCTGACACGCGATGCCGTAATCGAGAAAAAAGCTGCAGAGGAGTGTGCACTGAAAGCACTGAAAAAGGGGGAGACATTCACACCGACACCGGAACAGTCAAAATTCGCATCACTTCCGTACAGTGTCCAGCTCCCTGAAGAAATCAGCGGTGAGGATGCGGCCTATTACAAACCTGAGAAGCCGATTTACAACGGAGACAAAGGACCTGCGGAGGTAAAAAAGCTTGGTTGGCTCAGACCGGAGGAACATCCTGACGGACTGCTGTGCCGGCCCTGCCCGGTTTGCGGATACAAATACGGATCTGCATGGAAAAAGGAAGAAGTTCCGCAGGATGTGATCAACTGGCTGTTCAACCTGCCTGACACGACAGTGCGGCCCGCGTGGGTGTAAGACTGCTATGAGAGTAAAAGCTGACGATTTAACACTACTGAACGATATCCACGGATGTCTGATACGGTATGGACAGGTTGAGAAGGCTCAAAAGCTCGGCATCCTGCTTGATCGTCTCGAAGCTGAACAGGAGAGAGAAAGGGCCAACAACCGCTTGAGAGCAGAAAAAAACGGGAAGAACGGATATGTGTGGAAGTCTTCACATCATCCGAAGCACAGCAAATATCAGGAGAAGGACGAATGAAAATGATTGTATGGGTAGCAACTCATTATTGGTACAACGAAGTCAACGAAGGCAGTGAAGTCCTCGGTGTTTTCAAGAATCATGATCGTGCATACAAGGAAATTGAAAATGCTGCTGAGATTGAGCGCAAGACCGAATCAGACGATTTCTGGGACTGTGATTGCACATGGGCGGAAGGCGATGAAATTCACCTCGGTCATCCGTCAAAGAATTTCGCAGACTGCAATGTTGAGCATATTTTCAATGTCACACTGCACAATGTCAACGAGGAGATTTGAGTATGGAAAGAAACTGGAAACTTGGAGACGATCTTGCAAGCAGTGATTCGCTTCTTGACGGAATCACGTTTGATGATCTGATTCTCGCGGTTCACTGCAACTGCCGGCGCATTACACCAGACGCAGTCAAGCGCGAACTCAAGGCCATGATGGAATTCAGAATGGAAGATCTTAATTATCTTCTGGAACACAACATGAGCGAAATCATCGCAGAAGCAAAGAAGGGGCGTGGAGGATATGAGAGTTAAGATCGGAAAGCAGCGGGCCACACTTCAGGAGAAGAAAAGTGAGGCCGATCAACTGCGGAACTGCAAAGAAGAAATTCACTTTTTGTGCAATGAGAATTTGCGCCTGAAAATGGAACTGCTCGAAGCGAGAGCATTCAACAAGAGCATTCCGCAGAAGAATTTTACGAAGGGATATGAGACAGGATACAAATGGGCTATCCGCAGTATCATGCAGGATCTGAATGTACCATGGTGTCTTGATACCGAGAAGGGCTGCAAAACGCCTGATGAAGTTCGTTTGTATGCCACCAAGAAAATCCTGGAATCATTATCTCAAGAATGCGACTGCGACAGAATCGAGCAGCTTTGCCAGCAGCTTGAACAGGTTTCAAAGGAGCGGGATGATGCGCTGGAAAGACTTCATCGTGTGAACGGATCGCTCAGGACACTCACAGCCGAAACATCAAATGAGTTTGTTAAACGTAAGTGGTCTGCGTCGGTTTATGAGTTGAAGGAAGCCGTCGGGGAAGCGGTGTTTTTGCAGCCTGTAGGGCTTACTGGTTATTGGACTGTTCTGAAAAAATATGCAAATGGTGCATTCGTCTTTGTGGATCGGGATGAGCGGGAGTGCGAATACGGAAGCACTTGGGTGGCATATAGGGCCGAAAATGCGGATGAGTAGATTGCTCTATTCTTGTTTTTTGCTCCAAAATTTCAGAAAAGTAAATTGAAACAGACTGATTTAAAAGCAATGCGAAGGAGAAGACACAATGGGCAAAATTGATTTTTCGGAATACGATTTTCCGGACGACTTCTTTGAGGAAGATGAGTTTGACTCGCGGATCGAGGAACTCAAGGCGGCGGTGAAAGAAAACGTCAAGCAGGAGATTATTGATAAAATTTCTTCTTTGGAAAGGGAGAACGAGGAACTTCGTGTTTTCAGAGACCGGCGGGACGAGATCGTTGGCGAATATCGTAGGGCAATCGCACAGGCGGAAGAAGACGCTCGCAGAGCGGAAGATAAAGCCAGACATGCAAGGCTCAAGGAATTGCTCGGCCCGTATCTCACGGAAGCGTGGAAGGCTGATTGTCGATTGGAGCAGGGGCCAAAATGTGGTAAATGCGATGAGAACCGACAAGTCCACTTTTTATCTCCGCTCGGAAGAGAAATGAAGGAAGAGTGCACATGCGCAAAGCGAACTACTGTATTCTTTCCAAGAAAGATAAGTCTATATCGACTCTGTGAATATAGAACCGGAATGATCGAAAAGACGTATGAAAACGCAAGCAACTGCGAAGATGCCGATCTTAGAGCCATGAAGTTGGTAAAAGACGGCGCCGACTTTGCCAAGATCAACACATATTATGATGCCTTTGAAACATTAGAACTCTGCCAGAAATACTGCGACTGGAAAAATTCTGAGGAGGAAAAGAAATGACTGCGCTCCTAATTATGATTGCAGGTCTGTCCTCATTTGCAATCGTATATTGCGTTCTGGCGATTATCTGGACATACCATCCATGCTGGAGCCTCAAGTGGCTTTTCCACGACATTCTCAAGTGGCACGAGCCTGGCCGCTACTTTGGGGAAGGACCTCTCGTCAATAAGTGCCGGTTCTGCGGAAGGAAGATCAGGCTCGGAAGCAATGGCCGGTGGATGAAGGAAATCGGGAAAAACGTGAGACTCGTATATGTCGGCGAAAACGGCTATATGGGTCTGCAAACCGGACAAGCATATGAAGTCGATGTCTACAGCAATGATGGCTACATTTACGTCAAGTGGGATGAGTTATCCGCCTGCCCATATGAAAGTCTCAGTGCGCTGAATAAAAACTGGGAGGACTACGATGGACCAGATTAACAACTGCCCGTTCTGCCACAAATGTTCTGTGGAATGGCCGGTTTATCTTGATGAGATACACCAGTTTAACAGAGACATATTCCCAGAATTGATGTATCAATGCCGCTGCACATACTGCGGGGCAAGTGGACCGATAAAAGGTACAAAGCGGGCGGCAATCAAAGCTTGGAACAGGAGGGACATGAGCAATGGCAAAAACCAAACGGCCAGAAATCGGTGCTGAAATGTACGCTGTCTTCGAGCACCTTTATTACATACCAAATCATGCTGGGCCCATCATGGAGTATTGCGTATGCAAGGGCACGGTGCGAGGCTTTTTCACCGGCGGATATACGGAGGTGTGCCTGCTTTTTACCGGACCGGACGGGTTTCCGAAGCCGGGGCACTTTCGGCTTGACGACATTGGCAAAAAGCTGTTTTACACGGCGGCGGAGGCTGCTTCCCTAGCCGAGAGCATGACTGAAAAGTACGAGCTGGCATGGGGCTGGATTGGACCTCCGGACATCCCAATGGCGAGGCCGTGGGAGAAAATCCTTGATGAGGTGCAAGATCGTGCGGAGGAAGAAAAAAATAAAGGAGTAAAATATGCCACCTAAAGATAATTCTGAAAGAGCCTGTGAAGAGTGCATCCATTATTGGGCGTGCTCCAGACAATGCGGCGAGCCGATGGCGCAGAGTAGCGCCACTGGCTGTGAGTGCTACGAGACGGTTAAAAGCATTGCGGCGGCTCGGCTCATCGAGCGCCTGACCGCCGAGAACGCGGCGCTGCGGGAGAAGGTGCCGCAGTGGATCAGCGTGGAGGACAGGCTGCCAATAGACCGTCTCAGCAAATATCTCGTTGCTTTTCGGGACGCGGGCGGCTCGATTGTAGATATGGCCAGATACTTTCCGAGCGACGGATGGACGTGCGATAACTGGGAGGTACCGCAGAACTTGATTACTCACTGGATGCCGCTGCCGGACTCGCCGGAGGAAGGAGACAAGGCATGATAGCTGTTTTAATCAGCATCAGACCAAAGTGGTGCGAAAAGATCATAAGCGGTGAGAAAACGATTGAGGTGCGCAAGACGCGCCCGAAGATGGATACGCCGTTTAGGGGCTATATCTACCGGACAAAAGGAACTGTTCCCCATATCATCAATGGGAAATGGGTACAGATGGAGGTTGGCGGAACGATCATTGCCGAGTTTACCTGCGACCGTATCTATGAGCTGGAAATGCGCTCACCCGGCGGCAGCTACTATGTCAAAGGTGAGGATCAGCCAACAACAAACGATGTTGCGCGGCATTCGTGCCTGACCCTCTGGGATATGCACGAGTATCTGCAAGCGGGAAAGGGCTATGGATGGCACATTTCCAACCTCAGGATTTACGATCACCCGCGCGATCTGTGGGAGTTTGCCGGTCTGCAGCGGGAGACAGAATTCGGCCTTGCGCCCAAGCCAATCACCCGCCCGCCGCAGAGCTGGCGGTATGTGGAGGAGCAGATATGAACGAGCGAGATAAAATCCTGCTGCGGTATGTCTGCGATGGCGACATGAGGAGAGCTCGCCAACAGGCAAAACTAATTTTAGAAAATACAACGGCCAAAAAGGATGAGCATTTTCGGTATGAGATGCTGAGAAAACTGGAGACCAAAAGCAACTTCATTGAACTGCCGGCGAACTTGCAGGGAATTTTGGTAGCGGAGGACTCCGCCTTTTTCCCCAACAAGAAGTTCTTAGTCAGGCCACATGAGGAGGCTGTAGTAAAAAAGGCGCTACGCATTTACCGCGCCGCCGATAAACTGGCAGAGATCGGACTGCCGTATTTCTCCGCGCTTCTGCTGCACGGAGAAAGCGGGTGCGGAAAAACAGAACTGGCGAGATATATTGCATATAAAGCAAACCTGCCGTTCGTCTATGTCCGGTTCTCCGCGTTGGTGAGTTCATATCTGGGCAGTACACAGGCCAATATCGCCCGCATCTTTGACTATGTGAGGCGCGAACCGTGTGTCCTGTGCTTTGATGAGATCGACGCAGTGGGAATGGCCCGTGGGCAAAGAAACGATGTCGGGGAAATGAACCGTATCGTCATCGCACTTATGCAAGAACTGGACAAACTCCCCAACAATGTGATTATCGTCGGCACAACGAACCGCTTTGACCGGCTCGACCCCGCGTTGATCCGGAGGTTTCCCATTCAATACGAAGTGCAGAAACTATCCCCTGAAGAAGCCTGTGCGCTTGCAGAAAAGATCGTCGGTTATGCCGGGATAGATGTCGAACCGTGGAAATTGTGGTTTACTGCGGCATTCCCGGAAAGCGTACCCGCCTCTACTGTGGTGAAGGTGTGCGTGGACGAAATAGTTGCGTATATCATCGAAAAGGAAGAAGAGAAATGAACGAAAGAATGACGAAGCGCGACACCGATGGACAGGCAATGATGGACTGCCAGAAGTGCGAAGCGGATTGGACGGGTAAGCATGGTAAACCGATGGTTGACTGCACCGCGCTGTACTGCCGAAAATGCTTTGCAGGAAATGGAGGGTGAAAATGGCATTGAAAATTCCAAATCATATCCGGAAAAAGATGAACCTGACGGCACTCTACGCCAGTAAAGCGGCCAATATCAACAAACAAGTATCTGATTGGCTCGAAAGTCATGGCGTCGATGTTGATGCACTCAGCTGCGGATGTGGATACGGTTTTGAAGAACTGATGTACGGGAACGACGTTACAGATAAACTCTGCGAAAGGATAGAAAGAGAGGCAGCAAATGCGGACATATCTCAGAAGTGATTACGCGCTCCACCCGTGCGGCGCGGGATATGAATATTGCGACGGGGAGTGTTCTCATTGCGAAGCTGCGGCATCGACATATACCTCAAACACTACGCAGCCCAAATATGAGCCGTGGAGAAAAGATATGCAAGAAAGGCCGGTGACACCGACAAACAATGAACAGACCAGAAACGACGAAGTGGCTTTCGGAACTGCTGGAAGAACATATTGACCCGAAGAACGACCCGCGCGTCTACTGGGCCAAGGAAATCACATTTGACTACGGCAGCGTTTCTCCCATTCGCGTGGACTATATGCAGTTCAAGCCGGTCAACAACAGCGTGTCCGGCATCGAGAAGGGCGATGTGTACTGCTACGAGATCAAGTCTTCCGTTGAAGACTTCCATTCAAAGAACGGTCATAACATGATCGGAGATTTCAATTACTACGTCATGCCGACCGATGTGTACGAGAAAGTCAAACTTGAAATTCCATATAACGTCGGCGTCATGTGCCCTGAAACCTTTGAAAGCCCATTTTTTGAAAGAACAACATTGGTAACGAAGAAAAACGCGAAAAGATCGGACAGGCCACGACCGGTATCCGAAATGCTCCTGATGATGTGGCGCAGCTCCCGGCGGGAAATTGTAAAAGCGAGAAAGGAAGCGAATGGAAATGACGAACCTTAAACCTTGCCCGTTCTGCGGAGGTGAAGCAAAATTCTTCAGAAAAGCAAGTTTTGAGTTCGGAACACGGCGCGGCTGGCAGTTTGGAATCCATTGCACAAAGTGCGGCGTCGGAACTCCAAAGAACGATTACACGGTAGAAGTTGAATTTTCAGACTATGGAGAAGTGAAAGTCGTGAAAGACGAACGGCCAGCAGCAATCGAAAAATGGAATTTGAGGACACACCACTGATGGAAGGAGAAACACAGTATGTCTCGCTCTGTAAATGAGGTTCTTTTCAAAGCGGTCGAGCGCAAGCTGGAAACAGCGCGCAAATCGTATGACGTATATCGATCTACAATTACGGACTTGAACCAGCTGTTAAAGGACATGGCCAACTATGCGGTAAAGAACAACTGGAATCTCCAAAAACTGCCCGATTATGACCTGGAAGGTTATTTGTATGATGGAAAGCCGGAAATCGGTGAGGTCATGAAAAAGATCGTAAATGCGTTCGGCGTGCCAGAGGGGGAACTTTGAAATGGCCGGTTACATCAAAGACAAAGATGTCTACGCGCTCTTTGACGAGCGCGGGACTGCTCGCCTGCACGTTGGGGACATCGACAGACTGGAAAGGATATACTTCCCAGCCGAACTGCACGTTGGAGATCGCGCGTGGAAGAAGGCCATGAGCATCCTCGATAAGAAATACGCGGAAGCGAAAAAACTGCCGTTCATCCGTGACCCGCTGGCATGGGCACTGTACCACACTTGGAAGGAGTTCGATGATGGGAAACGCTGTGACTGAAGAATATATCCGTCGCTCAGAAGCACTAGACGCGATTCGTCGGTTTTCAACCGAAAACGGATCTGCGCTTGGCTATCACAGTGGCGCAATCGACCTCGCAATGGAGGCAATAGAAGCCATCCCTGCTGTTGATGCAGCACCGGTTGTGTACGGCACATGGATTGAAGAAGACGGCATGCAGATCTGCTCAAATTGCGGTGAAGAACACGAATGGGATGACTACCGTGCATCTTACTGTGAGGATTGCGGAGCAAAAATGAGGAGATTGCATGATGACTGAAGAATTTATCAGCCGCGCTGAGGCACTTGAAGACTTTGAGGAATGCAACAAATCCGACCCTAAATGGACACCTCAGCGTGTGAAAACGCTCCTGCTCCGCCAACCCGCCGCTGACGTTGTTCCAGTGGCGCATGGGAAATGGATCAAAAATGAATGGCTCTCTACTGACTTTTCGCCGGTGTACGACTGCAGCGAGTGTCATAAGTCAATCGAGCAGAAGTACCTTACACTTCCGCAACGCTGTGAACACTGTGGGGCGCTGATGGATGGGAGGTGCAGGTAATGCGGTTGATCGACGCAGATTGGGTGCTTGAGCACGTCAAGCCATATGAACGATCAGATGAGCAATGGAGCGTAACTGGCGGCACGGCAATCCGGCTTATTTATAATGCGATTGATAATGCGCCGACCGTTGATGCCGTTCCGGTAACGCGGTGCAGGGACTGCAAAGATTTCCGACGAAACAAAGAAAATGACCCGTACTGCACGAACAGGCGCGGCCTAGATGATCCAGTGCCAGACGGGTTCTGCAACTACGGGAAGCCAAAGGAGGCAAGCGATGAACGGTGAATGGGTCTTGGCAAATAAATGCCCGCACTGCGGCGGACGGATGACTCTTGTGGACTTTTACTCCTACTCGCGCGACTACCCGATTTTGAAAAACGGGAGACCGTCGAAGCATGGGAAAAAGTGCGGAGAAGAAGCCGTTGGAGTTATAAATGCCCAATGCAATTCGTGCCATGTGACGTGGGATGACAGCAACGCTCGCCTCACTGTTGATGGCAAAATTGAAATCAGAGGGGATGGATATGGATGGTGACAGAAAATGGGCGTAACGATTAAATGCAAGAAAACCGGTCGGAACATCGACCTCGGGTGTAGCGGATTCATGCGGCTGCGGAAAAAAGTGGCCGAACTCATGGGAGGGCCGTTCTATAGCCACTACAAGAAATTATACGATGCGCCGCCTCTCATGCGACCGGATGAGGAAAAGAAATTTTATACGCAATGGGATACGGAAGCAATCAGGCTGATTACGGAAAACAACATTCCGGTGAAAGTTGTGAATTTCCTGCTTGAAAGCGACTGTGATGGGAAAATCCGGTACGGAGCCTGCAAGGAAATTCTGAAGGTCATCGGAGACTACGACGACAACATCTGCTACGGCTATGCCGGCCGGAGCGACTGCGCAATGTTCCGAGACTTCAAGGCAATCTTGCAGGACTGCGTGGACAACAAATGTGATATGGTCTGGATGTAGGAGGATGGAAAATGGATGCTGTTGCGTATTTCAAAGCATATGCGAGAATGTGCGATTCTTTTGATTCTAATAACAACATTACGGGAAAACCGTGTGTAGGCTGTCCACTTGACGATATTGGACGCGGATGCCATATGAACGATCTCGCCAACGACGCAGAGGAATGTGTTGCTGCGGTCGAGAAGTGGGCAAAAGAACACCCGGTCAGAACGCGGCAAAGTGAGTTCTTGAAGCAGTGGCCGGATGCTAAGTTGTATGAAGGTGTTCTTGGGATTTGCCCTAATCTGCTTATGTGTCGCGGTGAAACTACTGGTGGTCAATGCACAAAAAATGTTAGGTTCTGCCCTGATTGTCGTCGTGATTTTTGGCTGGCTGAAATCAAGGACGGTGAAGCATGATGGACAAGCAGCTGATTTACAGGGAAGACGCGCTCGAAATCGTGCGCCGGACATCCGGAGACTATGCCGCTGCGTTTGCCGAGATCAGCAGACTGCCGGCAGTGGATGCAGTGCAGGTCACACGCTGTAATGACTGTGATGGCCGCCGGGTAGAAATTTCGTGGTGTGGGACATATGTTAGGTGCGGCTTTCGTGACGCGACCGGCCTTAATATGCCGGAGGATGGGTTCTGCTCGCTCGGGAGGGAAAAGAAATGATGAATTGGACACTGAGCGATGTCGATGAGTATGGATGCGAGTTCGAGTGCTCTGCCTGCAAACAGCATGTAAAAGCGGGAGTGTTCCTTCCGGATGTATGTCCGCACTGCAAAGAACGCACCAGACGGAAGTATGCGCGAGGGCCGCACATAAAATCGCTCGATAGGATGGAAAACTCGCCGCGCGTATTCTATATCGACAGGATTATGACGGACGGATGGTTCGGATGTATGCAGTTCAGAACCGTAAAACAGCTAATTAAGGCCGGGAGGTTCTATGAAGCAATTCCTATTGTGGAGGTGCCGAAAAAATGGAGAGAATGACATTTGACTTTTGCATTGCCGGACAGCACTGCTGGCAGGTACATGGAGCCGACAACAATCTGTGCGGAGAGGTCTGCGAGCAGTACGGCGAGAAAGGCTGCAACAACTGCCCACTTGGACAGGCAATTAACCGGCTTGCCGCGTATGAGAACAGCCGGATTCCACCTGATGAACTGCAGGAGGTAGCGGATCTGTTCAAGAACTTCCTCGACGAAGAAGTGCCGGCGGAGGTGAAACGCTGGATGGATCGCTGCATCTGGCACGTCCAGAAGTGCAATGAGCTCCGCAAGGAGCTTTCCAAATGCCGGAAGGAGTTGGACGCATTCAAAAAAATTGGGATGTCCCCGAAAGACCTTGCGCGAGCTTTCGCAATATGATATGATGCAATAAAGCCACAGAGGCCCGTAGGGCGGATAAACGGGACTGGAATCAAACTACATATATACAGCGAGGAGAAGGAAGCCACGGGTGTCCAAGGGCTGACACCGCCATGAATGAACTTTCTCAGAAATTCAATTAAGATTATGTTTACTTGAATAGGAAAAGGGAATAGTAGTTGGTATGTGATACTATTTGAAGCAAGTTTGGAAAAGGAGGGACGAGA